ATGCTAATGGGGATGAAGACGGACCGGGAGATTAGCACCGCGGCCCAGGCCGCCCATCACCCCGAGGCGCCCCCGGATGAGCGCTATGACGCCCGGGCGCAGGTGGCCAAGGCGGTGGCGGGAAGCGTCCCCCGCCTGGATGCCCAGGCCCTCATCAAAGCCGCCACCTTCCTCCATCGGGTCAACCTCCGATTGGCCGAGCGCCAGGGATGGCCCCGCTCGGGGCAGCACGACCCCTACGGCATCTTCCGCCACAGCGGCTACCTCCAGCGCCCCGCCCCCATCGGCTTCGCCCAGCTCCGGGCCCTCGTGGAGCACGACCCGGTACTCTACGCCATCATCCTCACCCGGGCCCGCCAGGTGAGCCGTCTAGCCCGCCCGGCCCGCTATGACCACGAGCCGGGCTTTCGCCTGCGGTTGCGAGGAGCTAGCGAGCTCACCGCCGTGGACCAAAAGCGCCTCGAGTGGCTGGAGCGCTTCCTCCTCAACTCTGGGGCGGAGTTTGACCCCTTCCGCCGGGAAGCCCTGCGCCGCGATGACCTCATCACCTACCTAAAAAAGGCGGTGATGGACTCCCTCACGATGGACGCCATGCCCGTGGAAATCATTCGCACCCCGTCAGGCCGGGTGCACGTGGACGGGGCCACGGTCTACCTGGCCCCACCGGAAGGCCTTCCCAAAGGCACGCCCCCACCCCCGGGGTGTGAAGGCATGGACCCCGAGGACGTGAAGGCGGTGGAGGCCCAGGACGGGCGGGTGGTCAACTGGTTCGCCCGGGACGAGCTCCTCTACCGGGTGCGCAACCCCCGCCCGGACGTGTGGGGACAGGGCTACGGCATCGCTGAGCCGGAGCTGATGATCCGCATCATCACGGGCTTCCTTAACGTCATCACCTACAACCTCAAGAGCTACGAGGACAACCACATCCCCCAGGGCTTTTTGACCCTCTTTGGGGACTTCCGGGAAGAGGACATAGAGGAGTTCAAGGCGGAGTGGGCCGCTTACGTGGCGGGGGTGAGCAACGCCTGGCGGCTCCCCGTCCTCATCAGCCGCGACCGCGAAGCCGGGGCCCAGTTCACGGCCACGGGGGTCAACCCCTCCGAGATGCACTTCGTCAAGTGGACCAGCTTCCTGGTGGCCATCCAATGCGCCCTCTACGGCATAGATCCGGAGGAGATTGGGTTTGAGTCCTTCTCCTCCCGCACCTCCACCCTGAACGAAGCCTCTATAGAGTCCAAGCTGGTGAGCTCGCGGGACAAGGGCCTCTACCCCCTCCTCCAGCACCTCGAGGCCACCTTCAACACGCTCCTGAGCGCCGTAGACCCCGAGGTGGAGTTCTACTGGACGGGCTTCCAGGACCCCCGGGAGGTGTGGGAGCGGGACCGGCTGGCCTTGACCTACGGGGAGCTACGGCAGCGGCTGGGCCTTCCCACGGGACGGTACCCCCTCCTGGAAGACGCGCCCCTCAACCCGAGCCTCCTCACGGTCTACCTGGAGGCGGCCCGGCCAAACGCCGCCGCAGGCCCCGAAGGCCCCGAGCCCACGGAGGACCACCCCTGGCCCCCGGACGAGGAGGGGGCGGAAGCCCTAGCCCACCTGGCCCAAGCCCTAAAGGAGACCCATGCCTGAGCAGTACCCTGCTTCCGAAACCCTTCTCCCCACCCTGGAGGAGGCCACGTTGGAGGTGGGACGGGACTTTCTCTATCGGGTACATCTGGAGGTCCACCGGGCGATGGGCTTCCCGCCCCTGCCCCGCGGCGCGGTGGAGCGGGCCTACGGGATGCCTATTCCCCACCGCACCCTGGCCAAGGCCCGGCTGACCCCCGAGCGGGCCTGGGAAAAGGCCCTGGCCCGCTTCCGGGAGCTGCGGGCCCGGGGCTATCCCTTGGGCGGGCGGGAGGTGCGGGCCCTGGCCTCCGCCGCGGTGGACCGCTGGTACGCCTTAGGGCTGGTGGAGGACCGGGCGCGGGCCCAGGCCCTGCGCAACTTCCTCGCTGGCTTCCTCCGGGCCCACCCCGCCCTGCCCGAGCGGGCGCCCAAGACCCCGGAGGAGGCCAAGGCGCTCCTCCGGCTACGGGACGCGGAAGCGCGGGCCCTCGAGTGGGCGGTGGAGCACCTAGCGGAACACGTGCAGGCCCTGCGGGAGGCCACGCGGCACGGGGTGGCGGAAGCGCTCATGGGGGCGGTGGGGCGCTATGACTCCCCGGAGGCCGCGGCCCGCCAGCTCCTAGACCGCTTCGGCACCCTCAACCGGGACTGGCGCCGGGTGGCCATCACCGAGGCGGCCCAGGCCCACGCCGCGGGTTTTCTGGCGGCGATGGTGGGGCAGGAGGTGGAGTGGGTGGCGGCCCAGGACGCCTGCCCCTATTGCGCCCGCTACCACGGCCAGCGGTTCATGGTGGTGAGCCCGGACCATCCGAACAAGGACTTCGGACGCCACCTCTGGCCCGGGAAGACCAACGTGGGGCGGTCGTTCCACCCCTATACCGCCACCGGCAAGCGGCGCGGCGAGGGTGAGCTGGCGGGACCCGCCATCCCCGCCCACCCCCATTGCCGCTGCCGCGTGGTGCCGGTGGTGGGCCGGACCGCCTACGAGGACCTCGAGGCCCAACGGCGCATCCGGGCGCTACTCGGCCTGGCCTAAAACGAGGTGAGGCCCGGGCCCTTTCCTAATCACTTCCTCCAGTTGCCGCACCGCGGCCTCTTCCAAGGCGTTGGCTTCGTCCCTGAGCGCAAAAGCCTTCCAAACAAGGTCGCCTATCTCCTGCTGCACATCGAGGGGAGCCCGAGGAACACGGATTTGCGCTAAGTGCTCCACCTCGAGGTGGTCAATCACCCCTCCATAGATTTGCCGCTGTATTTGGATTTGACCGTAGGGAGAAGTCAGAAAGATGTAAAGGTAGCCCGGGTCGCTTAGACCCTCCTTGGCCGCCACCCTAGCTAAGTCATCGCTTCCTGCCCAGCCGTCCCACGCCTGGGTTATCAGGCCCACCTCGCCGATGCTCCCGCTTCGGCTTATCACCACCTCCCCTAACTGCAAACGCGCGGAGTCTAGCTCAGGCGTCCACCTAGCTATGTACCTTGGCTCTAGCACGCGCACGGTGGCAAGGTCGGAGGGACGGATAAAGGGCACGCCTATTTCAGGAGCCACGTAGTGCCGCTTGAACCTAGGGGGAATATGGATAGAAGCTAGGTCCGCAAGGGGAACCAGTTCATATTTTCCCCCCGCTAGCGCCTTCAGGAGGCTCCTGGCTTCGGGAACATGGTAGGAAGCGTCCAGGCGGCCCTCGAGGTCTGAGTGCCCCACAGAGAAGCTTCTTACACCATGAGAGCTGGACAAGTATGACGGCTTTACTTGTTCTGGTGATGGAAGGCCCAGGCGTTGATAAAGACGTCCCCTAGCTTCCTCCAGCAAAGCCTGTCCCTTCTCCCTCTTCGCCAAGGCGGACAAAGCTATCCGGTGAAATCTCCGCCTAAGTACCTTTGCCAGTAGTGGAACAGGCATCGTTCCTATAACGCTTGGATCTATCTCCTTTATCACAGCACCGTACTGAGCGCCTTGGAGGTAGCTAAAACCATACTGGGTCCGCAAGAACAGGTATAGGTAGCCCGGTTCTATTTGTTGCGCATGTACCCGCAAAATATGCTCGGAAACAGCTACCTTGGCCAACGAGCGCCCAGCAAGAACGCTGTAGCCCACAGAGCCTGAGCGTGCAATCAAGATGTCGCACTCCCCTGGGAATAACCCCGGCTCCACAGCTTTTGGATGGAGATATTTCTCCGCTTTGAGGGGCCAGAAGAAAACCTCTCTGGAGCCCAAAAAGGGTACTCCCCCCTCAGATGGGCTGACATACCGACGCTTGAACCGCCCTAGATACGTAAAGCTTGCCAAAGCTTCTAAGGGTTGCCGCGGCCACCTGCTTCGCTCAAGCGCCCAACGGGCCCAAAGGGCCAAGTTGTAGTAGTTGGCGTCTAACCTTTTCTCCCCTTCCCGGAGATAGTAGCTTCCCACACGGAGGTAGGAAAGGCTCATGCTTCCTCCGCTTCCTGCTTCAGCTCACGCCGCAACCAAAGGCTGAACACCTCCGGTACTTCGCTGACCTCGTCGTCCCTTTGCCCTACAAGGGGCTTGCCTTCCTCATCCCGTTTCCAAAGGTCGTTCCCCCGGCGGTCATAGCCCATCGTTTTGGGAACGGCCATAAAGACCTCGTACTCTTCTTCTTTGTACTGCGCCCTTTCCACTTCCTCTTTGGTCTTTTTGCGCAAGACCAAGACACTGGTTTGGGTTCCGGTGCCGCCGAAGGCCACAAAAGTTTCTATGGGAAGGTCCACACTGGCCACCACGATGAACTTTTCCAAAATCCACTCCCGGATGAACTGAAGGCCAGGATTAGACAGAATGCTATCAGGAAGCACGATGGCCAAGACCCCCCCGGGTGCCAGCCATTGGTAGGCCCGCTCTATAAAGAGTTGCTCTGGAGGCAGACCGCTCCGGCTCCTTCCGGGGTCCAAGCCATAGGTGGCAAGCTCGTACTCCTCGAGGATTTCCGGATTGTCCACCTTAAGCCCGGGACCGCTGCCAAAAGGAGGGTTCATGACGATCAGGTCCACACTCCCCGGTGGAAGCTTCTCCTGGACCTCCCTGGGCATCTTGTCAAAGGGTATCAGGCTACCCCCGGGGATGTGGTACACGTTAGAGCTTCCGTCCCCGTGCATCACCAGGTTCATCTGCGCCGCTCGCACAAGCAGGGGGTTAATGTCTAAACCGTAGAGGTTGCGGTTGCATACCTCGCGCAAAACCCCCATGACGTAGGCCTCCCTCACCTCATCGTTCGGGTGCTTGCCCGCTTCCCGGGCCATAAGGTAGTCCCGGAGCTCGTTCATAAAGGCCCGCAAAAAGCCCCCGGTGCCCACAGCGGGGTCCAGGACCTTTATGTTGGTCCAATCCTTTTGGCCCTGGGCGTGATGGATGAGGGTTTCCACCCCCATGCGAACCGCCATGCGGCAAACGTTGTCGGGGGTGAAAAACTCGCCCCGGTCCCCCCGTAGGTTTTCCCGAACAATCTCCTGATAGGCGGCTCCCTTTATATCCGTCCGTGTGCGCAGGAAGGAGTACCGCCTGAGCTCCATGACCGCGTAGGCCAAAACGTCATCGCTGAGCCCAATGCGCTCGTCCTTCTCAAAGATGTAGGGGTACTCCTGCTTGACCCCCTCAAAGAGCTTCTCTATCCGTTTTCGCAGGGCTTCCTTGCCCTTGGCGGTAAACCGCTCCTCAGGGGTGATGTCAAAGTCTAGGGGGTCGGTGGCCCGCTTGTTCCGCTCCTCGTGGACCTTGCAGAAGACCAGCTTCAGAAGCTCGTGGAAAGCCCGCTCCTTGGGCAAGCCTTGGTTGGCATAAATGTAGTTGTGAATGCGCCTCAGCTCCCGTTTTAACCCTTCCGCGGGAATGAGGTCCTGGAAGGTGAGCCGACGTGGAGCGGTTTCGTTGAAGCGAGGAATGTCCGTGCTCTGCTCGAACTCCCGCTTGCCCGCCTTGGTCTTCACCGCAAAGGCAAACCGCTCCCGTCCTACCCAAAGCCCCCATTGCGCGTTGGGGCAGGCCGCCAGGTAGCTTTTGAGCTGTTCAACGCCCCTCTTCTTGTCTTCCGGCTTTACGTCTTCCCGCTTCGCCTCCACCACCACCCGGATGTGCTCTATTTCGTGGGGCTTGCCGTGCTCATATATGACCAAATCGGCACGCTTGCGGGCCCGGCCCATCGGGATGAGGACCTCAATCCCGATGTCCTCTTTGGGGTAGCCGTACTCCTCTACCAGCTTCTTGGCCCACTCCTGCCGTACCAGCTCCTCAGGCGTCTTCTTTCGGGGCTTGCCCGTTATGTAGCAAACGAGGTGCTCTTCGGAAAGGAGGAGGGCCTCTTCCTCACCCGCCTCTGCGGAAGGACCCTCGAGGCCCGCTTCCTCATCCTCTGGCATAAGGGGTTCGTCGGCCATGTGGGAGTATATACCACACCGCCCCCCAAGACCGGCAAGCCTGACCCCGAAGGCCTTCAACCATAAAGGCATGACGCGGTGGCTCGGACTCATCAAAGCCCAGGTCCAGGCCCTCTTTGACCTCGCCCTGCCCCGGCCCAAGGGCGCGCCAAGGCCGGGCCTGGTGCCCCACAAAAAGGTGGTCAAGCGGGGGGACACGGTGTACCAGCAGACCTACAAAAAAAGCAAAAGAAAACACCCGCCCCCGCCAGCACCGCACGCCCAAGAGCGCGCCCCAAGACCCCCCACCCCTCCTGGCCCTCCTGGAGGCCACCAAGCGGCTTAGCCCGCCTGCCCCCGAACGCCCCAAGTCTTCCGACGCCCTCGCCGGCCTTCCCATTCCCAAGGAGGCGGAGGCCGCCCTCCAAGCCTTCCCCCACTACCGCCCCCAGGCCCAGGACGTGCCGCCCCCCCACGAGGCCCGGGAGATGCTGCTGCGAGAAGCCCTAAAGCCCGGGGGCTATATCCTCCACCCCGAAGCGCCGAGTACCCACGCGCACAACCCCACGCCGCTCCTCGAGGCCTGGCGCCTCCACCTGACGCGGGGCGAACGCGCTGTCCCTGCCCTTAAGGAGGAGCTGGCCGCCCGGCTGAAGCGGCTAGCCGCCCTTTGGCCCAAGTACCAGCGGGCCAAGGACAAGCAGCGCCGGTGGGAGCTGGAAAGCCTCATCCACCTCGAGGGCTCAGAGGTGCGCCGGCTGGGGGAGCTTTTTCACCACCTTCAGGTGGTGCAATCCGCCCTTCAGGGGACCACCGCTGAGGAGCTGGCCAAGGAGCTGGACCGGCGCGTGCGGGGCAAACTGGACGAGGCCCGCCAAAACGCGGCGCAACAGGCCCAGCACCTGTGGGCGGAGGTGGCCCCGGACGCGCAGCGCCTCATAGAGCGCCTCATGGGGCCCCGCTACCTGGAGTTCGGGGGGCGGCCCAACGGGCTAATAGACGCCCTGAAGGAGCTGGCCACCCACCACCCGGGCATCTCGCGGGGCAAGAAGGAGCTGCTGCCCCGCCTAGAGCGGCTGGAGCAACAGGCGGAGAAGGTGGCGGGGGCGTGGCGCCGCCTGGAGGGCCGCTCCACCAGCCGGCCCGTGTACGAACCCCGGGTGTGGGCGGACCTCCTCGAGGGCCTGCACGAGCTGGCCTACCTGGCCAGCCCCCGGTACCTGGTGGACGAGCTGGCCGCCCGGCCCAACAAGCCCGGTTGGCTCCAGGCCTGGCTCCGGGTGGCCGCGCCCCACGTGCGGGCCCTACCCCAGACCCTGGCGGAGCGCGCCCCTGAGTTTTTGCGCCTGGGCACGGCCATCAAGGAGCTCGAGCGGGCGGTAGCAACAGCCCGTCAAGCCCCTGTGGGGGACTACGGGGCCATGACGCGGGCCCACATCCTCCTAGACCAGCTTCAGGCCAAAGGCCTGGCCAAGGCCATCCTAGGCCTCCGCGGCCACCTGGCCAAGGCGAAGGTGCGGAACATCCCCGTGAGCCGCCTGAGGTGGGTGGACCGCCCGAAGGAGCGGGAGAAGCTCCCCGCCTCCCACTTCCTGCTTCCCGGGAAGCGGAAGTTTCCGTACAAAAACAAAGACGGCAGCGTGAACTGCCGCCTCGTAAAGGCCGCCATCAGCCGGGCGGCCCAGCACGGCTATAAGAAGGTGGAGGCCGAGGCGCGGCGCCTCCACCAGCGGCACTGCCAGAATGAAGCCTGAAGCGGCCTACCGGGCCATCCTCGAGGCCCTCCGCCTCCCCCCGCCGGAGTTCGCCCCGGAGGAGCTCACGAGCCTGCTCCGCTTTGTGGAGGCCTCCGGCATCCGCCCCGAGGGCCCCGGGGGTGCCCCCTTCAGCCTGGAGGGGCGCCGCTACCTGGCTCCCCTTTACGCCGAGGACCGAGCGCGGCCCTTCCGGAGGCTCGTCATCATGAAGGCGGCCCAGATGGGCCTCACCACCCGCCTCATGTACCGGGCCGCCTGGTGGGCGGCAGACGCCCGGCGCAAGGTGGACGTGGCCCTCTACTTCCCCACGCAAGACGCCGTCTTGGACCTCCACAAAACCCGCTTCCGCCCCATGATGCGCTCCTCCGCCCGCATGATGCGCCTCATCGCGGACGTGGACGCGGTGGAGGTGGTGCGGGTGGGCGCCTCCAACATCCGCTTCCGGGGGATGCGCTCCGGGGTGAGCGTGGACTCCATTCCCGTGGACGTCCTCCTGTTTGACGAGGTGCGGCTGATGGACCTTGCCACCCTTGAGCGCGCCTTCGCGCGGGTGAGCGCCTCCCGCCTGGTGGGGCCCCACGGGGAGCGGGGCCTTATTGAGCTCAACTCCACCGCGGGCTTCCCCGGGGCGGACATTGACTACTACTTCGGGCGCTCCACCCAGAACCATTGGCACACCCGCTGCCCCAACACCCGCTGCCCCAACCACAAGGGCTTCGTCATGGCCTTCGCCTGGCCGGAGTGCGTGGACCCCGAGCGGATGGCCTACCGCTGCCCCAAGTGCGGCGCGGTCATAGAAGACCCCCAGGACGGCTTCTACGCGCCCTTGGGACCCAAAGACGCGGAGTGGGAGGGCTACGCCTTTAACCAAATCCTTTTGGGCCCAAGCCGCCTGCCCGAGCTATGGCGGGCCTACCAGCGCATGGTGGTGGAGGGCAAGAACCCCTCGGAGTTTTACAACGCCTACTTGGGCCTGCCCCACCGCGACCCCAACGCCATCCTGGTCCCCGGGGAGGTGATGGACCGGTGCCGCGGCTTGGACCCCACCCACCGCTGGCCGGCCCCCGGCCCCCACCCCGAGGGGTACTGGACGGCGATGGGCGTGGACCAGCGCGGGGTGGAAAAGCACGTGGTCATCGCCCGCTGGGGCCCCGCGGGGCGGGTGTACCTGGTCCACCTCGAGGTGGTGGAGCAAAGCGGGGAGGAGGCCGCGGCCTACCTGGCCCACCTGGCCCGGACCTGGGCGGTGGACATCGTGGTGGTGGACGCGGAGCCCTCCTACGACCTGGCGGTGAGCCTGGGCCGCCGCCTGCCCCGGGGCATGGTTTGGCTGGCGGACTACGCGCACGACCGGCCCCAGCCCCTGGAGTGGAGCGACCAGCGGGACCGGGAAGCCATCCGCAAAAGCTCCGGCGAGGCCAAGTGGGAGTTTTGGGTCTACCTAGACCGGTACAAGCACCTCCTCCAGGCCCAGATGCTCTTCGTGAACCGCCGGGTGGCCCTGCCGCTGGACTTCGAGGCCAAGGTGCAGGAGCTCCACCGCTATGGGCAGCGGGTGCCGGTGAGCGTGGGCCTCGAGTTCCGGGCGCACTTCGAGAACATCGCCCGCGCCACCATCCCCCGCCGCCGCAAGGACGAGGCGGGCCGGGTGGTGGAGGACGAGCCCCGCTACACCTGGCGGCACCTGGCCCTGGACCCCCACTTCGTGCACGCCTGGGGCTACGCCGTGGCGGGGCTCATGCGCCGGGAGGGGCGGACGGAGGTCCTCCGCCCCACAGAAGCCCGGGCGGAGCTCCCCGCCAGCCAGGCCTCCTTGCCCCAGGCGGTGCGGCCCGCCCGCCTTAGCCAGGGGGCGCCCAAGGGGGCGTGCGCCCAATGCCGCTTCTTCCGCCCCAACCCGGAAGGGGGGCTGGGGCTTTGCGAACACCCGCGGGTGGCGGAGGGCCTGGGGGTGCCCCCACCCGTGCGCACCTCCCCCCGCACCACGGGGTGCCGCCACTTCCGCGGAGCGTAGGGGGAAGGGGTATTTGGGAACCCCTCTAGCTCCCGATGCCCAAAAGCCGGGGCAGGGTGTTCAGGAGGTACCCCAAGACCAGCATGAGGATGGCCCAGAACATGTTCTGGAGCGTGTTGCTCCCCCGCCCCTCCGCGTCCAGCTTGGAGCGGATTTCCCGCACGTCCTGCTTGATTTCGCTCACGTCCTCGGGGAGGCGCTCCAGGCGCTCCAGGCGCCGCTGTACCTCGCTGGTGATGGCGTCCAGCCGGCCCAGCTCCCGGCTCAGGTGCTCCACCGAGTCCAAGCGGGTGCGGGTCTCGCGGAGGAGCACCGAGTGCTCCCGCACCTGGCCCTCCAGCGTTTCTAGGCGTTGGAATAGGCGCTCCTCGTTCACCATGTGAGGCCCACGCTCAAGGAAAACACCCCTTGGCCCAGCTGGAACGCGGCCCACCATTCCTTTCCGCTCAAGAGGAGGGCCAGGTACGGGTAGACCCGGGCCTCCCCCTCCAGGCGCGCCTCGAGGCCCGTCGCCACCCCCACCGGCCCCAGGCGCAGGAGGTCCTGCTCCGCGTAGCAGGCCGCCCGCGGGGGGTAGTCCAGCCGGCAGGCGGCCCGGCCCGAGGCCAGACTAGCGGAGCCGGCCCCGGTCAGAGCCAGCAGGGCCAGCAGGACCAGACGGGCCCGCACCGCTCCCTCCCCCGACCACCTTGCCGAGCTGCTTGACGGCCTCGTAGAGCCCGCTCGCCGAGAGGGCGGCGTAGACGCCGAACAGAACGGCCCCGCCAGGGAAGGGGTACTCGGGGGGAAGCAGGCCGGCGTAGCCGAAGAGGAGGGCCAGGACCAGGCCCAGGACCAGGTTGAGGGCGTAGGTGAGGGGCCCCTTCAGGCCCACCGTGCGCTTGACTCCCTCGGTGATGGCGGCCACCAGGGCGCCCAGGGCCGCGGGTTCGGAGAAGAGCGTCCCGTCCATGTCCCCATCCTCCCTTGGGCTAGGCGTCAGAGCGCGCGTAGAGCTTGTCCCCCACCTGGCGCAGGAGGAGGGGGCCCTGAAGGGCCTCCGCATCCCCCACGAAGAGGCGGGCTGGGGCGTAGAGGGGGCCTTGGGGGAGCAGGTTGGAGCGGTCGCCGAAGGCCAGGGCCCGCCACACCCGGGCCGGGTCCAGGTACTGGGCCCGCACCTGGGCCTCCTGGCTGGGGTACGCCTCGGGGGGGATAGGTAGGCGCGGGAAGTCCAGGTGGAGATGGGCCAGGTAGCGCCCCCCATCCCCCTTGCCGATGCTCCCCAGGTGGTCATTGGCCTCCACCCGGTCCCCCCGGGCCACGGTCAGGTGGTGCAGGTGGGCGTAGCGGGCGTAGAGGGCCTCGAGGGGCTCCCCCAGGCGCTCCGCCCAGAAGTCCTTCACCCAGGGGTCGGCCTCCACCACCACCAGGTTGCCCCAGACCCGGTAGTACCCCGCGGCCACCACCCGCCCAGGGAAGATGGCCTGGACCGGGTAGCCCAGGTCCGAGTCCCCCCCGGTGCGGAGGTTCCAGTCCTCCCCGGTGTGGGGCACGCCAAAGCGGCGCTTATAGTTCGGGTCCAAATACCCGGCGCTCACGTAGAAGGCGCCCTTGGGGCGCACGGGCCAGGCGAACACGGGTCCCATGCCCTGAGTGTGGTTGGGGGGCGGGGTCAGACCCACCCCCCTAGCCGTGGACGCCTCAGAGCATCTGCCCCGCCACCCAGGCCACGTACTCCTGGGCCAGCCTCGCCAGGGCCGCCTGCTCCGCCAAAGCCCGCACGTGGGCCCGCATGGCCGCCTCCGCGTTGGCCGCGGTGAGGGCCCCCGGGGCCAGGCCGGGGGTGTCCGGGCTGTAGGGGCTGCTCCCGTACTGGAAGATGACGCTCCCCTCGGGGGTCATGATCCAGTAGCAAGCCCCCGGCTCCGCCTCCGCCGGGGCGGGGTAGCCGTGGGGCAGGGGGCCGCCCCGCCACACCCCCGCCTGGATGGCCGCCTGGGCCTCGTTCACGTAGGCCTCGAGGTTCTTCCCCTGGAGCCAGGCGGAGGGCTTGAGCTCCGCGGGGAGGGTCAGGGGGTCTATCCCTACGTTCCGAATGGCCGCCGCCAGCACCACGCGCGCTTGGGTCTCGTTCATCCTTCCCTCCTCACGGCCAGTAGACGCGCACGGTATGCACCTCGCTGTTGACAAAGGTGCCGTTCACGTCCACCTTCCTTACGCCTCCAAAAAGGCCCACTTGCCCTTTGGGCAAACGGGCGGCAGCCATGCCGCCCAGTCCATAGCCGGGCATGGGAGCTAAGACAGACGTGGCGTTGGTGTAGGCGTTGTACGCTTCGTTAGCCTGCAAGTAGATGTCGCCCAGCGCAGGGTTGCTTCCTCCTATGACCACCGCCCCCTCGTCCGTCCCCACGGCCGCCGCCGTATAGCGGGCGGTGGGGAGGGAGGAAGGGAGCAGGTAGCTATTGGTGGCCGGGTCGTAGACGTAAATGTAGTCCACCGCGCCCACCCCTGTTATGCCGCCCCCGAACACGCCCGCCTTGTTGCCCGGTAAGGGTGCCCCTGCCGCCGGCGCGGCGTAGCTTTGGGGGAAAGGGGCCACCGCTGCCCAAGTACCCGTCTGGGGATTGTAGAGTTCCGCCGCGGTGAAAGGACCACCGGATACTCGTCCAGCGGCGGCGAAAACTCGCCCATCCTCGAGGGTGGCGAACGCCATTTCCGCCCGCGGCGTTCCCATTTCCCTTCCCGTAGTCCACGCGTTGGTTGCAGGGTCATAAACCTCCACGGGAGCGACCCCTCCATTCTTCCACCCTCCGAAGACCATCAACCGCCCGTTGGGGAGGGTGGCGGCCCCGTGGAAGTATCTGGCGGTGGGCATCCCGGCACGCAAACTCCAGGTGTTCGTCTCAGGGTCATAAACTTGATGGCCGTTGTAGTAAGCGAATCTTCCCGAGGCCAGCATCCCGCCTCCCAAAACCGCCACCTTTCCATCCGCCGTGATGGCAGCGGCAGGCCCGTAAACGGCGGTGGGCATGGCCGTGGGCTTGAAGGCCGGGTCCCCCTCCCCCGCTACGGAGGAGTACCACAGGTCCATCTTCACTTTGGGGGCGCCGAAAACCAGGCAGGGCATCATACCACCCCCATCAGGACCAGGGTGAGGCCTTGCAGGTTGGGGTCCGTGGTGGCTTGGGCCTGGACCTCGAGGACATCCCCCGCCGCCAGGCTCACCGGCCCGCTGAAGCTCACCGTGCCCGTGGTCTGCCCCGCGTTGAGGCTCAGGCTCCCCACCTGGACCCCGTTCCGCTTGACGCTGGCGGTCCAGGCGTTTTGGGGCGCCACCCGGGCGGCCAGGCGGTGGCCGCTTTGGACGATGGTGAAGGCCCTGGGCGCCACAAAGCGGAAGAAGACGCTCCCCCCGGGCACGCCGCCCTGCAGGTAGATGGCCAGGTCATACGGGACGGCGGGAGCGGAACTCTCCAAGGCGTCCACCCGGCTATCCAACGCGTCCACCCGCCCCTTGAGGATGACGTCATTGGTGATGAGAGCCTGGTGTATGGGGTCCCAGGTCTCGGGTTCCGCCGGGTCCGTGCGCTCCAGCTTGCGCACCCGGTCCACGAACGTGCCGTTAGGGTCGCCGATGAGGTCAGCCATTACCACCTCCCACGCGGAAGCGGAACGCCAGCACCCCCCCCGGGGCCAAGGCCTTGGCCCGGAAGGTGGCGTATACCAGAAGCCGGCCCCAGGCGTCCAAGAGGCCGGCCTCGCTCAAGGCCCCCGCCACCTCCTCCCCCCGCACTTCCGCCGCCACCTCCACCACCCCCCCCTCCCGGCGCACGTAGCGCACCGGCTTGCGCAGGACCTCCGCCGCCAAGGCGGTGCGGTTGGGGTCTGGGGGCATGGGGTCATCCGGCCCCCCGCGCGTGCCCCCTGTGCCCACCGCCAGGTACGCGGGCACGGGGGGCGTGGGGGCCTCCCCTGCGGCAAAGGCGGCCAGGACTTCCCGGTACGTGGTGGTGAGCACCGCCACGCTCCTATCCTCCTAGGGGCTAGGGGTCAGAGGGGGTCTTCTCCGGTGGGGACGGGGGCCAGGGTCCAGGAGCCGTCCAGCCGACGCGTCCCGTCCAAGGGCACCACCTGCTGGGAGATGACTTCCCCCACCACGCCAGGCCAGTCCGGGGTCCACTCCACGGTGGCCCGCACGGTGGGGATGTTGCCCGCGGCGCGGAAGCGGTCCACCACCGCCAGCACCGCGGACAGGTCCACCTCCGCCGCCCCCACCTCCACCAGGAAGCGGTTGGCGTGGGGCGGGTGGTAGGCCAGGCCCAAGCGCCAGGTGCCGTCCAGGTTCCACTCCCCGGTCAGAGGGCGGGGCCGGGGGTAGGACCGCCCACCCCCCAGGTCAAAGCTCCCGTCCAGGCGGCAGGCCCCGTTGAGGAGGACGGGATAGGTGGCCCCGCCTCCTAGGGCCCAGGAGCCGTCCAGTTGTCGCGTCCCGTCCAGCCAGACCAGCTCCCCGCTTCCCACCAGGGTGTAGACCCGGGCCCTGAGCCCGGGGAAGGCGGCCTCGAGGGCCCGCTCCAGCGCCTCCTCCGTGGAGCGGGGGTGGCGCACTTCGGCCAGGATGCGGAGGCGGTAGGCGTCGTCGGGCTCATCCGGCAGGCGGCGCACCCCGTACAGCGCCCCGTGCAGGTCCAAATACGGCCCATACGCCTCCTCCAAGCGCAAGAGGGCCGCGGCCCCCTCGGGGTCCGCGCCCTTTAGGGCCCGCTCCCAGGCCGTGAGGAGCGCCCCGTTCACCCCGTCCCGCTTAAACCACGGGGGCAGGAGCCAGGCCACCTAGCTCACCTCCACCACCCCGGGCACCGCCCGGCGGTTGAAGGGCACGGCAACGTCGTCCAAGGGGGTGAGGACGTCCACCTCCTCCACCTCGGGGTGGGACACGGTGAGGGCGGTGATGAGGTTTTCCCGGCTCACCTTCTCCCCCACCCGCAGGCCGTAGAGGTAGCGCCGCACCGCCCCCGCCACCGCCCCCCGGGCCGCCTCGGAGCCGCGGACCTGGGCCCGCACGTCCACGGGCACCGCCTCCACCCGGTGGACCCGCACGTACACCCCCGCGGCCCGCATCCGGTCCACCGCCGCTCCCACCGCGGCCAAAAGCCCGTCCGTGGCGGTGCCAAAGCCGTCATCCACCCAGACCTCCACCACCCCCGGGGAGAGGCACGGGCGGGCCACCGCGTCCAGGACCAACGCCTCCCGGGCCCGCTCCCCGTTGGGCCCCACCGCGGTGAGGGCGGCGGCCTCGAGGGCGTACCGGGTGGCCCGGTGCACCTGGGCGATGTAGAGGGCGAAGCGGCGCTTTTGCTCCTCCAGGGGCTCCTCGTCCTGGCCCCCGGCGGCCGGGACCGGGTTCTCCACCCCCAAGAGCCCGGGCAAGGGAAAGCGGGGGTAGCGGATGGCCCCCGCGGGGGCGTTGCCCGCTTCCCCCGGCTCCACCGCCGCCGCGGGCACGTCCACGTGGGTGGCCCCCGCGGGGATGGCGGCCTCCTCGAGGGTCTCGTACTCCGCCCCATCCGCCCGGGCCACGCGGAAGCCCTGGGGGATGGCGAGGGGCACGGGCTGGGGCGCCCCCCGGGTGAAGCGCAGGAGGGTCTGGGCCCGGGTGGCGGAGCGGGGGGTGAAGCCGAAGGCCTCGAAGACCGCCTGGGGGATGGCCTTCCGCACCGCTTGGTCAAAGCGGAAGGTGAGGTCCTCCACCTGGAAGCCCACCGCCTCGAAGAGGGTGCGGAGGACCGAGCCCGGGGTGGGGTCGGGGCGGATGCCGGAGCGGGCGTAGAAGGTGGCCATCATCTCCCACAACGCCTCGTCCAAGGTCTTGAAGGCGAAGCTCATCGCGGCACCTCCAGGCTAAGGGCGAAGGGGGTTCCAGGGGGCACGGGCTCCACCCAGGCGGTGAGGCGCACGTGCTCCCGGTCCACGAGCTCCCCGGCCAGGGTGAGGCCCGCCACCCGAGGGTCCTGGCGCAGGCAGCGCTCCGCCTCGAGGAGGATGTACCCCAGCTCCGCCTCCCCCGCCGCCTGGCCCACGTACTGCTCCATGAGGTGGCCGTAGGTCTCGGGGTGGGCGGGGAGCTCCCCCAGCCGGGTGAGGAGGCGGCGCTCCAGGGCCGCCCGCAGGTTCTCGAGCCCCTGCACCAGGGCGGGGTTCTGCCCCAAAAAGAGCAGATACCCCCCCTCCAGGGCCAAGTCGCGCCCGTAGGCCTCCGCCTCGGCGTCCAGGGCCGCAAGCCCCGCGGGGGGCTCCGCCGGGCTCCCTGGGTAGAGGAGCCGGTCCCCCGGGCCCAGGACCCGTAGCCCCTGGGCCCGGTAGGGGGTGGGGTCATCCGCCACGTAGGGCGGGTCCAGGCGGTTGAGGCGCACCAGCTCCGTCCAGCGCCGGAAGTCGCCCAGAAGCCGCTGCGCCAGGCGCCGCAGGTCGTCCCCCTGCCGGAGCTCGTACACGGAGAGCCTCACGCCACCACCCCCGGCAGGGCCTGCCTACCCCAGGCGAGCCCCACCCGGAGCCGGGTGAGGGTGGGGGCCACGGGGGTGAGGTGGGCCACGGCCACCCCCGCCAACAGCAGGCCGTAGGGCGTCCCGGGGTCCAGGCGCTCCACCAGGCGCCAAGCCCGGTCCACCAGACCCCGCGCCCGGGCGTACTGGGGCAGGCGGGCCTGGAGCATAGCGTCTAGGGCCGCGCGCAAGCGAGCGGGGTCCTCCACCGCCCCGGCCACGTCCTCCGCCAAGCGGAAGGCGGCCTGGACGAGGTCTTCCCCCTGGGCCAAGGCCGCCTCCAGGCGGGCGAGGAAGCCCTCGAGGGCCTCCCAAAACCCCTGGGCTTCCGGGGCCACCACCGCCGCCAGGGCCTGGGCGGTGGCCGCCTCCTCCTGGGCCTGGGCCACGGCTTGGGCGGTGGCCTCCTGGGCCAAGGCCTCCGCCTCCTCCTCCAAGGCGGCCATGACCCCTTGCGCCCCCTCCGGGGGCACTTCCCCCTGGATCAGGGCCTGGGCCAGGCCCGCGGCCTCCCGCGCTAGGGTCTGGGCCTCCTCCTCGGGGGCGTTGGGCCGAGGGAGGAGGGCCGCCCCCTTGGGGCTTGGCGGCGTGGGCTCCGGGGTGGCCAGGAGGGAGGCCTCGAGGGGGGCGGGCTTCCGGTAGGAGGCGGGCACCACCGAGCCCCCCAGGGCAGCCTGGAGGCGGGCCCCCACCTCATGGGGGGTTTCGGGGAAGAGGGCGGCCTGGAGGCGCTCCTCCGGCCGCGGGGGAACCTGCGCGGCCGGGCGGAGGCCTTTGAGCTCCAAGGTCCAGTAGGGGCGCGTGGGCTCCCGGGCGCTTTGCCGCACCTCCGGGAGGCCCAGGGGCACCACCACCCAATGGAGCCCCCGGTCCCAATCGTCCAGCACCATCTCCGGGAGGGGCTTCTGCTGGGCGGTGCGGCGCTTGCGCTCCTCGAAGTAGTAGAGGACGAAGCGGCGCAGGTCCAAGACCAGGCTCACGGGGTCCAGTTCCCGCCCCTGGAAGCGCTTGGGCCGGGCCCCCGGGGTGCCCTCCAGGCGGAAGCGGGGCGTGCTGGTGCCCAGGGTGTCCCCCGCCACCCCTTTGGGGATCTCGAGGACCTGCACCCGCCCCTCCTGCCCCAGGACGTAGGACTGGGCATAAATCAGGGGGAAGAGCCCATCCCGCCCCACCACGGACTCGGGGCAGGGGGCGAGCTTCCCGCTGGGCTCCACCAGGCGGAGGGCCAGGCGCATACCCTCATCCTGGCGGGGGCGCGGGGTCAGCCCCAGAACACCTTGCCCTGGGAGGGGGTGAGGGTAGCCCCGCAGGCGGCAGCGTCCCCCGCCCGGGCCGCGGGGCGGCCTCCGATGAGGACCTTGGCGCTACCCCCCGCGATGGCGGTGGTGCCGTGGCCCGGCTGGGGGCAGGCGTGGGCGTCCCCCATGCGGGCCGCGGGACGGCCCCCAACCAGGACCTTGGCGTAGCCCGTGAGCACTTGCCCCCCGTGGGAGGAGGGGTCCGTTTGGCGGACGGCCAGCACAGACCAAGCATACAAGGCCCAGGGCATCCGGTCCGGCATAATGGCATAATAGGAAAGGGTCCACGTGTCAGCCACCGACGGCTAAAGCCGTGGGCTTGCCGGTAGGGGGAGATGTTCGAGCCTATTTTCCAGCATGAGGGCCGGCTGACCGCGGCCCAGGCCTGCGGAGCCCGCTCCTTGGAGCGTGTCCCGAAGGAGGCGGGCCTCCCTCCCCCTGAGCGGGAACAGGCGCACCGTGGCCTCCAGCGCCGCCTCCTGTTCGGGGGTGGGCTGGAGGGTACACCGGGGGGCAAGGGTCTGCACGAAGAGCCCCCAAATGCCGGAAAGGAGGTGCGGGCAGTTTCCTGGGTCCAGCTTTATGAAACGAACCTACCCTGAACCAACACCCATTTACCACATCACCCACATAGACAACTTGAAGGGTATTCTCCGTATGGGCAAGCTTCTTGCCCACAACCAAAGCCCCCCTAAGCAACGAAGCATCGCCTACGCGCACATTCAGGAGCGCCGTAACCGAGCCAAAGTGCCCCAACCTCCCGGGGGCGTTCTTCACGACTACGTTCCCTTCTACTTCTGCCCCCGCTCCCCCATGCTTTACGCCATTTACTCTGGCGCCACGGAATACCAGGGAGGGCAAGAACCCATCCTGCACTTGGTTTCCTCGGCTCAAGCGGTGCACAAGGCAGGGCTACCTTTTGTGTTCACTGACCGACATGGGGTCTTGAGCCACGCCAGGTTCTTTCGTCAGCTAGAAGAGCTGGCTCAGCTGGACTGGGAAGCCATCCAAGCCTCCTACTGGGCCGATCCTCCGGAGTTGCGGGAAAAGAAGCAGGCGGAGTTTCTGGTCTACAAGGCTTTCCCGTGGGCCCTAATAGAAGAAATAGCGGTTTACAGCCAAAGGGTTGGGGAAGAGGTTCTTAAAATCCTCAAGCAGTTTCCAGAGGCACGCCGTCCCCGGGTGTGCATCCGGAAGGACTGGTATTATTAGGGTTAGGGATGATCCGCTTTGTGCAAGGCGACCTCCTCCAAGCCCCGGCAGAGGCCTTGGTCAACACGGTGAACACCGTGGGGGTCATGGGAAAGGGGGTGGCTTTGCAGTTCAAGCGCGCCTTCCCTGACAACTACGAAGCTTATGTAAAAGCTTGTGAGCGAGGCGAAGTGCAAATCGGTCGCATCTTTGTTTATGACCGCGGCCTTCTAGCCCGCCCACGCTACATTTTTAACTTCCCCACCAAAAAACACTGGCGCCACCCCTCACGGATGGCGTACGTGGAGGAGGGCCTAAAAGATTTGGTTCGGGTAATCCAAGAGCTCGGGGTACGCTCTGTGGCCCTACCCCCTCTGGGCGCAGGCAACGGGGGTCTCCCCTGGCCCGAGGTGCGCCGGCGCATTCAGGAGGCTTTGGAACCTCTAGAGGACGTAGAAATCCTGGTCTACGAGCCCCAGGCCACTGAGGTCCCTTCCATCACCCCCCTCTCGAACAAACCACGCCTCACCCCACCCCGGGCAGCCCTGCTCAAGCTCTTCGGCCTCTACAAAACCTTGGGGGAAACCTTGGGGCGCCTCGAGGCGCAAAAACTGGCCTACTTCCTACAGGAGGCAGGCCTAAATCTGCGGCTGGATTTTGCCCGCAATCAGTACGGCCCTTACGCCGAACCCCTTAACCACGTATTGGCCCGTCTCGAGGGGCACTACATCCAAGGCTACGGCGACCGGAGCAGTCCCTCCCGCATCCGCCTCCGCGCAAACGCCTTCCAGGAAGCGGTGGCCTACTTGGCCGACCACCCCGAGGCGGACGAAGCCGCAAGCCGGGCTGCGGCCTGGGTAGAAGGCTTTGAAAGCCCGTACGGCTTGGAGCTTCTAGCCACAGTACACTGGGCGGTACGCCGGGAAGGGGCTAGAACATGGCCAACCCTTCAACATATCCTGGCGGAATGGGGCCCCCGCAAAGCCAACATCCCCCAACGGGATTTGCAGGTGGCCCTGTATTACCTGCTACAGCGGGGGGCCCTCCAGCCTGAGGAATGGTCCGATACGGTTGAGCTTCCCAAAGACGCTCCCCAGCCGGCCTAGCCAATCCTGATTAAGGCCCCGTCTATGACCACCTCCCCGGTGGCGGTGAGGCGAAGGTTGCCCTGGGCGGCCAGCTCCACGCTCCCCGGGCCCATCCGGAGGACATGCCCCCCGGCGTGGGCCACCTCCACCAGGCCTGCCTGGTCGTCCAGCGCCACGCGGTGCCCGTGAGCGGTGGTGAGGCGAAGGGCGGGGTTGGGGCGGTCCTCGAGGCGCACCGCATGCCCCCCCGCCGTGCGCACCTCCACGTAGCGCGGCTGCTCCCCCCCTCCCAGGGGCGCTCCCGTAGCGGGGTCCCGGGCCTTTTCGGTGCCATCAAAAAGGCGCACCGCATGGCCCTCCGCCGTGCGCACCTCCAGGGAGCCGTCTGCGCTCAGCCACACCTCCGCCCCCGAGGCGTGCCGGAAGACCAGGTCCAAAGGAGGCTCCTGGTGGGGGGTGTAGGGCACGCGCTGGGAAGCGAAGGCCCGCGTTTTGCGCCGCGCCTTCCGCTCCGTGAGCTTGGCCCGGTAGCCGGCGTTGCTAAAGGAGCCGTCCTTGCGGGTGGTGAGCTTGAGGAAGGTGCCATCGGGCCACACGTGCTCCTCGGTGCCGTCCCCGTGGTAGATGGCGTAGCGGTCCGAGGGCAGGTGGTGCACCTCCGCGTAGGGGTCCCGCGCCCAAAGCTCCTCGGGTACCATCTGGCGCAGGTTGTCGTCCAAAGCCCCCAGCCACACCCCGGCCCGGGGGTCGTTGGCGTAAAAGGCCACCAGGCCGAAGTCCCCCACCTCGGGCATGAGGTAGTGCCCGGCGGAGGGGTGGGCTCGAGGCCGCAAAACCCGCACCCGGTACGCCCGTTGGGGGTCGTCCACGGGGGTGGCGTCCAGGAGGATGACGTCCAGGGTGCCCGCGTAGGGGGGCTGGTCCTCCGGGGTGGGGTCCGGGGCTGAGGGGTGCACCGCTATGACCTGGGCCAGGTGAATGCCGCGCATGTCTTCTCCTAGGGGTGGGGGTGCTTCTGGATGGGCCGCGTGGGGCCCGGGGCGTCCTCCTGCCGGATGACGGGCACCGGCAAGGCCGCATCCTTCAAGGGGTCATGCTCCTTCAACCCCGCCACGAACCAACCCGGGTCCCGGTAGAGGTCCTCGGGCAGGCCGCGGCTCACCTTCAGGGTGGTGGTGCGGGCCCCCGCGGGGCTGAAGGCGTGCCGCACCTCCTCCACGTAGTAGAGGAAAACCGAGGTGGCGTCCCCCAAGCGGTTTTCCACCCGTACCCGCTCCCCGGGGCGGATGTGGGGGGAAAGCCGCAGGGTGAGCTCCGCCCCGGCGTACTCGTCCATGCGGTTGCGCTGCCCCGCCAGCCGCCAGTTAAGCCGGCGGAAAAACTCCGGGGCCGCCTCCTTGGGCGCGTTCGCCCCCCAAAGCCACGTGGCCCAGGTGAGGGGGCGGTAGCCGTAGCGGCGCCAGGAGTCCAGGTTGATGATGGCCGGCGCATAGGTCATCACAAAGGTCTCGTCCAGGGGGAGGGCTCGAGGGTAGACGAAGAAGACGTTGGCCACCTCGCCATCGTCCCAGTCCGCGGTGTGGTCCTGGGCCGGCTCGCTCATGGAGTCCTCCGGGGTGAGGTCGTGGAGGGGGAGGCGGGGCCAGTCCCCCAGGCTGGCCCCGCCCCCGGGTAGGCCGTGGGGGAAGGGGGCCGGGCGCACCACCACCACCGCCCGGGCCCGGTCGGGGCCGAAGGCCTTGCCCAAGCGCTTCTGGCCCCGCAGGAGCCTGAGGCGGTCCTCCGGCAGGATGGCGGTGTAGACCTCGTGCAGGGGGCGCTCGCCAAAGGCTTCCAAAAAGCCCCACAAGGTTCCCTCGTAGTTGGCGAAGATGAGGTCAAAGAGGCCTTCCCCGTCCAGGGTTTCTATGGCGTAGCCCAGGAGGTCCTTCAGGGAGCCGTAGGGCCGGGCCACCTGGGCCACCTCGAGGGCCACTTGGTCCAGGTACGTGGCCAGGGCCTGGTCCAGGCGCACCATCCCCTTCAGCCCCGTGAGGGCCAGACCTTTGAAGAGGCCGTGGAGCGCCCCATAGGCCAGGTAGTAGTTCACCGAGTCGCTCAGCAAAAAGCCCGCCAGGCTGGAGCCAGCCAAGACCGCCACCGCGGTGTACCGCCCCTCCGCCAGGGCCTGGCGCTGGCCGATGGAGCGGATAACCCCCAGCATCACCGTGTGGTACTCCCCCAAGCCCCAGGGGCCCGTTTGCCCGTCCCAGTTCAGAAGCCCCACCTCCACCAGGTCTCCGGTGCGCGCGAGGCCGGTGATGGGCTTGCCCTGGACCCGGAGGGGCAGGGTGAGGCTGAAGCTCCCCACCCCGCTTATGGGGTGCCGGTCGCTATAGGCCAGCACGTGGTCCGAAAGGTCCAAGGGGCCGCCATCGGTGTGCACCACCACGCGGATATGGGACTCGGAAGCCCGCACATCCTTTAGGATGAGGGCCCATGAGGGTCATAGGGGCAAACCGCTTTCTCGCTCAACTCACAATGGCTTAAGATTGCAGCAATATGCTAACCCAAGTTGCTACCTATCCCCTGGATCTGAAAAAATAGTGGCCGCTATGCTTTCCCGTCTCATATATGACCTCCTTAAAAGCGGTCAATCCCTTCAAGGGTATTTATTTGGCGGTGCGGGCTTGGTAGCTATTGTGCTCGCTTTCTTACGCAACCGCTATACCGATCGGGAATCTTCGCCCAAGGAAAAGGAGCCCCCCAATGATCCCTAAACTGCCCATAAAGGTTCTAAGGCTTGGCTACCGGAAGCTCCCCCGGCGAGCGCCTTCGTTGTAGGGGCTGCGGGTCTCCTGCCCGTGCCGCCCCATCTCCTCCTGGACCACCTGCTCAATCCGCTTGCCCACCCGAGCCCCCACCTCAGGGGGCAGGCCGTGGACGTTCACCGTAAGCGTGCCCCCCACCTGGATGCTGCCCGTGGCGGGCTTCTCCTCCTTGGGAGGCGGGGGCGCGGTGAGGCGGGCCAGGGTCTCCCAAAAGGCCTCCTGGTCGGTGATGGCCTTGCCGCCCCGGCGAAGCTCCAGGTGGAGGTGGGCGCCCTTGGCCGCCCCCGTTTCCCCCTCGAGGCCAATCAGGTTCCCAGGGCGCACCGTTTGCCCCGGCTTTACCCGCACCTCTTGCAGGTGAGCCATGAGGACCTCGTGCTCCCCCGCCCTCAGGACCACGTAGTTGCCGTAGCCCCCGGGGTCGTACCCCACCCGGGCCACCTGCCCAGCGAAGGGGGAGCGCACGGGGTCCCCGGGCCCGATGGCGCCGATGCGGAGGTCCACGCCCTGGTGCACCGGGGGAAGCCTGGGGTACTGCTCCCGCAGCGAACGCGCGTAGGGCACCCCCACGCCCAGGGTGATTTGCTGGACATTCAGGCCCCGTAGGACCTGGTTGACCGCGGCGTCCCGGCGGGCCCGGGCCTCGAGACCCTCCACGCTCACGGGGCCCTGGGGCGGTGAGGGCGGTGGGGGCGTTTGGGGGCGGGGGGTAAAGGCCCGGGCTACCCCTTCCGCGAAGTCCACCAGGCCCCCCAGCCAAGGCACCCGCTTCAGGGCGGCGATGGCTGGGCCGAGCACGGGAAGCCCCTCCAGGGGCCCGGGCTCCACCCCCGTGGCCTGCCGGGACCCCTGGAGGAGGGGACCAAACACGGGGTCCTGGGCGATGCCGCCCGCCAGGGCGGCCAGGGTGTTGGAGGCCTCCGCCGCGGAGCGGGCCAGCTCCCGCAGGCCCACGTCCAGGTCCTGCTGGGCCGCGGCCAAGGACTTGAGGCGGCTTATCTCCTCCTCCAGGTACTCCCGCCGGTAGCCCGCCTCGGCCAGCTGCCGGGCCACGCCCCCCGTGGCCACGTCCTCCGGGCGGGCTTCCAGGTAGCGCCTGAGCTCCGCGGGCTGGGCCTGCTGGAGGAAGGCGAAGAGGCTCCCGTAGCGCCCCCGGATGGCGGCGAGCTGCTCGAAGCTCAGTCCCAGGTACTCCGTGGCCAGGAGGTACTCCAGGTCAGGGCGGCCCTGGAAGGCCGCCCCAAGCCCCGCCCCCAGGCGGCGGAGCACCTCGGGGTTGAAGCCCCGGGCCTCCTCCAGCAGAAAGCGCCCGGCCAGGAGGGGGGCGGTCCGCCGCAGGGCCTCGTACTCCCGCGCCTCCGCCCCGGTGAGGCCCAGCTCCCGGGCCGCCGGGAGGCCGATGGCCCGCAGGGTGAGGACCTCGAGGCCCGGCACCCCGGTGCGGGTGAGCCCCTCCACCAGGTTCCCCAGGGCCCGGGCCCCGGCCTCTCCCATGAGGGCCCGGTTTTGCGTCTCGTTCAGGCGGTCCACGAGGGCGGCGTACGCGGCCAGGGTGCGCTCGCTGCCGGTGATGCCTTGGGCCAGGAGGGCCTGGAGGTGGCGCTCCATGCTCTGGAGGGTCTCCGCCGTGCTCACCCCTTCCCGGGTGCCCTCCCGCACCGCGCGGAAGAGGATGCCCGCCAGGCCCTCCGCCTGGCCCGGCAGGACCACCCCCGCCTGGACCCCGGTGCGGAGGAGCCCCGCCACCCGGTCTTCGTCCACCCCCAGGTAGCGGGCCAGGCGAAGCCCGCTCAGGACGTCCTGGAAGAGGCCCTCCACCCGCTCCGCTTGGGTGCGGCCCGCCTCGGGGGCGATGAGGCCGTAGGCCGCGGCGAACCGCCCCGCGTCCCGCGCGGTGTAGAAGAGGGCCTCCAGCTCGGCCCGGGTGGCGAAGGGCCGGCCCCGGGCCACGTCCAGGAAGCCGACCCAGGTGGGGTAGTCCAGGCCCAGGGCGCGGTTGAGCTCCAGGAAGGCCATCGCCTCCTGCCGCCCTTCCCGGGCCATGCCCCCCGCCACCTCCACCGCGCCCACCGCGGCCCCCGCCCCCAGGGCCAGCCAGCCCCAGGGGCCCAGGAAGCGGCTAAGCCGGGCCGCCAAACTCCCCAGGGTCCCGGCTCCCCCCAGGGCCCGGCCCAGGGCCATCTCCCCCACCTCCTCGAGGGCCCCCCGGGCGTCCACCCCCCGCCCTTGGGCCTGGGCCTCTTGCGCCTTTTTGGCCTCCTCCAGGGTAGCCTTGTGCCCCTTCAGGGCCTCCTCTAGGCGGCGAAGCTCCTCGGTGTTGCCCTCGAGGGCCCGCACCTGCTCCAAATAGGCCTCCGCCCCCGCCAGGCCCCGCTCCGCCTGAACCAGCCGCCCCGAGGCGATCTGCGCCGCCAAGGTGGGGAGCATGGCCTCCACCCGGCGCCGCAAGTGCTCCGCCTGCGGGTTCTCCTCGTCCTCCTCCACCCTGGCCTGGGCCCGGCGGGCCAAGAGGAGCTCAGCCCCCAGGCGGCGGATGAGGTGTTCCGGCTCCCCCGCCTGGGCCGCCCGGTAGAGGGCCTGCCCCGCCCGGTCCAGCTCCCCCGCCTCGAGGGCCCGCCGGGCCACGTCCACGTAAAGCTCCCCCTGCCGAGGGGTGAGGGCTTCCAGCTCCAGCCGCTCCACCACCTGGGAAGGAGGGACCTTTTCCTCCACCCGGGGAGGAGGCTCCGCTAACCGCTGAACCGCCGGGGGGCGTTCCTCCAGGAGGCTTGCCGCCTCCTCCACCCGGGGAGGAGGCTCCGCTAACCGCTGAACCGCTTGGGGAAAGCGTTCTCCTAAGCGGTTTGCCGCCTCCTCCACCGCCTCCGCCAGGGCCCGGAACTCCTCCCGCAGCCCCTCGGTGGCGGCCTGGGCCTCTTCCGCCCCCTCCACCTGGAAGGAGCTCCGGATGCGGATGCTGACTTCCTGGTCCACGGCCTACCCCCTTCGGTAGGGGAACGTTCCCCGGGGGCCCCCATACCCCTCGCCCCCGGGAAGGGCGGCCTCCCAGGCCTCCTCCGCCTCCAGCTCCTGGGCGAAGCGGTCTTCCTCCCGCTTCACCACCAGGGGGTCTTGGCGCCCTTGGTAGAGGGCGTGGAGGCGGTTAAGGGCCTGCGCCTCCAGGTTCGTCATCCGCCACGGGTCCATCCCCCCCACCAGGGCCACCGCCGCGTACCACAGCCTGAGCCGGGTCAGGTTCCGCGGCTCCAGCAGGACGGCCTCGAAACGCTTCCCGCCACCGCAGGAAGGCGTCATACACCTCAAGGACCTTCTCCTCGTCCCCGTCCCCGATGAGCCCGGGGGCCAAAAGCGGCTTCCCGTCCGTCCCCCGGGTGTACCAGCCTTCCGGGGCGTTCTTGATGACGTACTCCAGGGTGGCGATGGCCTCGGCGTAGAGGCGGGCCCGTAAGGGGAGGGCCTCGAGGCGCACCGGGGTCGCCCTCCCCCCCGAGGCGATCTCCTGGGCCCGGGAGCCGATCAGGACCTCCTCAAAGGCGGTGGGGTAGCGGAAGGTGATGGGCCCGTTGAGCTTGGGGTTTTTGGCCCCCTGGACCACGTGATGCGGCCCCTCGGGGGCCAGGGCGCCGGGCATGTACTGGGCGGGCTCAGGCGGCTTATACATCTACCCCCCTAGGCCCGGCCCACGGGGGAGCCGCCCCCAGAGCCCTTCTGCTGCACCGCCAAGGCCATGAACTGCACGTTGTGGGCCACCCGCTGGTTGGCGCTCACGTTCACCGTCTGCCCCACGGGCTCCACCCCCAAGGCAATCCAGTAGGTGCCCGTGTCCCGGTCCAAAAACTCGATGGTCATGGCCGGGACCTCCCCCAGCTTCTGGGGGAACTTGTGGAAGACGGCGTGCCCGCCCTGCCGCAGCACAAAGGTCTGGGCGGTGATGCGGTAGGCCCGGCGGTTGTGGTTAATCTCCACCGGGTCAATGCTCCCCACCTCGTAGACGTAATCGGCCCCGGAGTCCACGGAAACCTGGACGTTCTGGAGCCGCCCGATGGCCACGCCATTGGCCTTGAGCACGGCGTGATTCGCGTGGAAGACCGTCTGCTCACGGATGGTCGCCATGCCTCACCTCCTACGCGCTCCGCACGATGCGGGTGGGGGTCAGGAAGGCGGTGAGGGTGATGTAGGCCACCTCCCCCACGGGGTGGGCCTCGAACTCCACCGCCACCAGCTCCACGCCGTCAAAGACCGCGGTGATGTTCTTGTAGGCGGGCTCGGGCTCCCCATCCGGCCCGGTGCCCGTGGTCAGGACGCCCTCGGGGTTGCGCCCGCCCCGCACCTCCTCCGCCAGGGCCGTCTCCACCGCGTTCAGGATGGACTCCACCGTGGTGGCGTCCCCCACCTCGCCCACGAAGCGCTTGGTGTAGAGGCGAAGCTTGCGGGTGAGGTAGTCCCGGATGCTCACCCCCTGGAGCTTGCGGCGCATGGGGTTGGCGTCCTTGCGCCAGGTGGTGAGGCCCTGGACCACCAAAAAGGCCCCGCTTTCCGGGTCCTGGGCGATGGGGACCACCCCCTCCTTGAGGAAGTCCTCGAGGTCGGTCTGGGTGTAGCGGTGGGTGAGCCCCTGGGCGTAGACGGATTTGTTGGTGAGGGGCACCTCGGGACGCACCCCGCACCACATGCCCGCCAGCATGGCCGCCACGTGGTTCGGGCTCAGGTCGTCTATCCGCCCCGTGCGGAGGTTGCGCCGGCGGATGGGCGTGCCCACCACCACCGCCCGTTCGCTTTGGAGCTCCCGGGCCAGGTCCAAGGCAGCTTGCTTTTGCGCCTGGGCGTTGGCCGCCAGGGCCGGTCCCCCGAAGAAGAGGCGCTCGCGCCGTTGCTTGGGGTGGCTCATGTACTCGCAATGGGCCGCGGCCATCGCCTGGACCGCGGGGTCGGTGGAGCCCACCACCACCGCCTGCACGTCCTCCCCCTCCAGGGCCGCCAGGGCCTGCTCGTAGTCCCCTAGGCTCACGGGAGGGCCCTCGTGGCCGCCGCTGAAGTAGAGCCAGCCCCGCCCGGTGGCGCTATCGGTCCCCCCGGTGGCCGCGGCGTCCACCAAACTGGAGCCCGCCAGCCATTGGAGCTGGGCGGAAAGCCCCAGGTTGAGCACCGCCTTGCCATCGGCAAAGGTGAGGGCGCCGTTGGGGAAGCCCCCGGGGTCAAAGAGGTGGTGGCGGTGGAGCACCGTGCCCCCCCAAACGGAGGTGCCGTTTAGGAAGTCCGCCAGCTCCTGGATGGTCTTGATGCCCATCCCTCCGATGCGGATGTCGTGGTTCTCGTAGGGGGCCCCGCCCGTGAGCACCAGGTGCTTTTGGCCCTCGCTGTCCGTGGTGATTTGCGCCGTGGGGGTGCCGCTCCCGTAGTAGCGGAGCTCGAGGGCCGGCCCCAAGGGGGGACTCTGCTCCAGGACCCCGGCCTGGGGGTCCTCCACCCACAGGAGGTGGTAGCCCTCGGGGTGGAGCTCCCGCTTAGCCCGGAAGCCATTGCCGTAGAGCCCAGCGTACTCCGGCTTGGCCGTGAGCCGGAGGTTCCCCAGGTCCAGGCTCGCTGGGACCGCGGCGTTCACCCGGTAGAAGAGGATTTCCCCCGCCCCGGGGACCTCCCGGGAGGGGTCCAGGGCCAGGTCCACCAGCTCGAGGCCCACCCCGCCCTTCAGCTTCTTCGCCGCCTCGGTGCCGGAAGTGATGCGGGTGAAGCCCTTGGGCACGCCGCCCAGCGCGGGGGCGATGACCGCCAGGCGCTTGAAGAGGGGTGGCCTTTGCAAGTTGAAGGCCTCCACCTTGGTCCGGGCGTAGGCGCCCGGCAGAATAATCTGCCTGCCCTCAAAGTAAATGCCCAGCTGCATCCTTCACCTCCTAGTGCCGCACCACCTCGGCCATCATGCGGGTGTAGCGGCTCATCCACTCCTCCGCCGTGGCCCGGTCCGAGCGGTAGCGGAGCTGCATGGCCCGCAGGGCGATGGGGCTCAGGCCCGCTTCCCTGGCCCACTCCTCCAGGGGCATCACCCGGGGCGCGGGCTCAGGGGCGGGGAGGACCTCTTCCCCCTCCGCCGGAGAAGGGGGAACCACTTCCGTTTCCGTCTGGCGCTTCTTCATGTCCTTCATCCTGCCTGGGGACAGGGGTCAGACCTCCTCGGCTAGGCCCTGGAGGAGCGGGCCGTCTGACCCACCGTGGTGTTGCGGGCGGGCGCGAGAAGCGCGGTACACCGGCATGGCCTCATCCTCCTCCCCTCGAGGGGTCAGACCAAACCGGGGGGCCGAAGCCCCCCGGCCAGGCCTTGGGCTAGAAGGGCTTCCAGCGGGCCGCCTTGGGCAGGTAGTTTTTGACCACCCAATGCCGCTGGGGAATGCCCAGTTTGAGGGCGCCGAAGAGGAGCACCGCCCAGGGCACCGTGGCCTTCACCGGGGCCAGGGGGAACTGGAGCATGGGCAAAAGCTGCGTCCAGTCAATGGCCTCGGGGCTGAGGTCCAGGAGGTAGAGGGTGGCGGAGCCGGGGATGTCGTGGTTAAGGTCGCGGAAGACCACGGGCTGGGTGGGGTCCGAGCCCGCGGGGATGCGCTTAACGAGGCGGAGGTCCGCCGGGGTGGGCAGGGTGGCGGGGTCCTTGGTGGAGCGGTAGATGGCGTAGCCCGTCTGGCGGTAGCCCGCGGGGGGCTGGATGGTGAGCTCCGCCCCGCCGCCCGCGGCGATGGTGACGGCCTCGAGGGCGCTCAAGGGACCCTCGCCGCCCTCCCCGATGGCGGCCACGGCGTAGTGGTAGGTGCCGGCCTGGGCCGCCTGGAAGCGGCTGTTGGGGTCAGAGGTGATGGCCTGCGCGCTCAGGGTGGGGGCGGCAGGGGCCTCGGGGGAAAGCCGGCCCCGGGTGCGCACCTCCGCCGGGGTGGTGAGGTGGGCGGCGTCGGGGTCCTCGATCCAGACGTCCTGGGTGGTGATGACGTCCCCGTAGGAGGTGCGGATGGCCCGCACGGGCGCCCCGTAATCCACGGCCCGGGGGTTATCGTCCAGGGCCACGCGCCATTGCGGCTGGAGGTGAAGGTCCAGGTCGTTTTGGACCGCGGGGGAAAGGTACACGTCCGTGATGCGGCCAAAACCGCCATCCGGACCGATGGTGCGCCCAAAGGCCTGGTAAATGGCGGCGTAGAGCTCGTCCACGTTGCTGGAGCCCTTTAGGTCCAGGATGTGGTCCGGGAACTCCTTGGCAAGCCAGGCGCGGATGCCGTCAAACTGCGTGGGCACCACCGCCTCATCCCCCTGGAAGAGGGCCCACTCCAGGCCCCGAAGGAGGCGCAGGGTGGCGTTCACGTTCTCCCGGGCCTTCAGGTCGTCCCCCGTGCCCAAGACGGTGCGCTGCTGCAAGGCGGCCAGGCTAATCTCCGCCCGGGTCATGAGGTACTTCACCCGGAGGATGTTGCGCCGGTACTCGCCCACCGCCCCCCGGATGTCCGAGGTCTCGGAGTGGAAGGCATCCGCGATGTCGCCCCCGGTGCCCACCTGGGTGGCCCACTCGGCCACGGAGCTAAAGGCGGGCACGGGGGTGAGGCGCTTGTAGAGGCGGAAGGTTTCCTCCCGCTCCACCACGCTCCGCAGGGTGGCCTCCAAGGACTCGAGGCGGATGGCGGGCACCCCGCTCAGCCCCGCCTTGAAGTCCAGGGCGTGGGGGTCGCCCGCGGTCTGCACCGCCTTGGCAAAGGCCTGCCAGTCCTCCAGGGTCCGAATGCCGTTGGGGAAGCCGGGAAGCCCCCCGCCGAAGAGGATGTTGGTCAACCCGTCCATCCGCTACCTCCTAGATGAGGCCCAACACCTTGAGCTGGTGCGGGGCGAAACGCTTCCGAACGCCCTCCAGGTCGCCGCGGTTGAGCATGGACTCCAGCACGGCCACGTCGTAGGCGCTGAACGCGTCCTTGGCCGCCACCGCCTTGGCCACCAGCTCCCCCGGGTTGAGCCGGGGCTCCTCCGCGGCCTTGGCCACCCGCCGACCCGACTTGGGGAGCCTGGGGGCGTCCAGGACGCCATAGACGGCCTCCTCCAGCTCCGCCACCCCCTTGGCCACCGCCACGTTCTGCCTGCCCAGCTCCAAGGTGGCGGCCCGGAGGGCCTCGAGGTTCTGGTGGATGCCGTCCAGGGCCCGGACGATGAGGGAGAGCACGGCGCCCAGGGTGGGCTCCGCCTCGTCGTCCTCGTCCTCTTCGTCGTCCTCTTCGTCGTCCTCGTAGCGGGCCTTGGCGGTGGGCTTGTCCTCCTCGTCCTCAAAGTCCATCTCCAGGTCCTGGTCCTCCTCGTCCTCTTGGGCCTCCTGGGCCTTCTTGGCCTTCTTGGCCTTCAGGCGGGCGTAGGCCTCGAGGTCCTCGTCCAGGTCCCGGGCCAGCTCGTCATCCTCTTCCTCCTGGACCGCCTTGGCCAGGAGGCCCTGAATGCGGGCGAACGCGGTCTCCACGTCCTTCTGCCTCATGGCTTCCTCCTCACGCTTTCACCTTGCCCTCCCTTAGGGGTCAGAGCCAAAATCTCCTCTCCCAAGCGCGTGGTGAAGCGCTTGGCGACGCGCTCGGGCACGCCCAGGCGGAGGAAGGCCTTCATCACCCCCTTTAGGCTCCCCTCCACCCGGCCCGTTAGGAGCCCCCGCAGGACTTTGGGGGCGGTCTGGCGGTAGAGGGCCTCGAGGGACTCCCGCCGCAGGGCGGGCACCCCGCTCAGCCCCGCCTTGGCGTCCAGGGCCTGGGGGTCGCCCGCGGTGAGCAGCGCCGCCTGGGTCAGGGCCTTGGCCAGGGTGCGGTAGGGCACCACCGCCACCTGCCCCATCACCCGCACGTCCCCCGCGCCCTCCGCCTTGGCGAACGCCCCCATCGGCTCCAGGCTCACCGGGGGCAAGGCGGGGTTTTGCGCCCGCTGGGCCAGGCCCACGGAGTACCACTCGATGGGCCCCTTGAGCACCCGCACCCGCTTCCCGTCCCGTAGCTCCACCTCCACCGTGGCGTTGGGGGCCAGCTTGCCGAACACGGAGGGGAACCAGCGCATGGGCGGGGTCATCTGGGTGAGGGAGTGCCACACCCGGTCCGCCCACTCCCCGCTGGAGCCGGGCGGGGGTGGGGCCAGGTTGCTGAAGAGCTCCGCCTTAACGAAGATGCTCGGGCCCTGCCGGCGCACCTCCAGGGGCAGGCCGATGACGTACTCCGGGCGCATCCCGGTCCCCGGGGGGTTGCCGAGCCAAGACCAATGGTTGACGTCAATGTTGCCCTGTCGCAGGAAGAGGTCCCGGGAGGCCCAAAGGGCATCCGCGGCGATGTCCTCGCCCTCCCGGTCCACCACGCCCTCCCGGGAGGCCTCGAAGTAGAGGACGCGCCGCGTGCCGGGCTCCGCCCGCACCGCCTGGGGCAGGGGGATGAGAAGGGTGTCCACCCCCTGGGGCAAGGTGAGGAGCTCCATACCCTAGAAGGTGGACCAGCTTAGGGGTCAGAGCCCCCTGACCCCGCGCCCCGTGTAGCGTGCGGGTGGAGGTGAGCATGGACTACCGGGTCAAAGTGGTCGGTGTGCCCAGCGTGCTGGACGCGGTGAAGAAGGGCCAGAGGGTGAAGGTGAACGGCATCCTCTTCGGCTGGAGCGACAAGTTTGGCGCCGTGGTCTCCGAGCCCGTGAGCCTGAAGCAGGTGGAGCCCTTCCGCCAGGTGCCGGGCTACGCGGTGATTGACGCCACCACCGGGGACCTCATCACGCCCCCCGTGGCCGCGGTGCGCCCAACCCCACGGAGGAAACGGGCCTGGGCCCCTCCCCCGCGGAAAAAGACTGGCTCGAGGCCTTCCGCGCCCGCTACCGGAGCATGAGCCCAAGCGCCAAGGCCAGGCTCCCCAAGGAGGAGCTTAAGCGGGCCCTCGAGGCCCTCCAGGTGGTGGCCCCCGAGGAGGCCTCCAAGGAAGACCTGGTGCGCCTTTTGGATGAGGCCCTCTAGCCTATGCCCCTCACGGCCCAGTACCTGCGGGACCGCTTCCTGCGGGGGGTCCCCCTGGAGGACAAGGAGGGCCGGCCGTACCCCGAGGCCCACCTGGAGGAGGCCCTTAAGGCGGCCCAGGCCTGGTTCACCCGGGCCTTCGGCGTCCTCTTCGCCCCCACCCGGGTCGTCCTGGGGGCGGTGCCGCAGGCCCGCCTGCCCGAGGACGGCCTGCCCATCCTCCGGGGGGAAGGGCCGGACTACGAGCCGGACGCCTGGAAGGGGGACCGCTGGAGCATTCTGAAGCTCCCCTACGGCCCCATCCGGGAAGTGCGCTACGTGGCCCTGGGTCTGGGGGGGCAGGCCTTGCCCCCGGTGCTGGAGTTCCCGCGGGAGTGGTGGCAGGTGAGCCGGCGCCGCTACGCCCTCCGCCTCTACCCGGGATGGACCTCGGCGCAGATGGTGCAGCTCAGCGGGGTGTGGACGGGGGTGGTGGCGGGGGGCAGGCGCATCCCCAACGGGTGGCGCATCGCCTACGACGCGGGGTTTGGGGACGTCCTCGAGGAGGAGCCGGACCTGGCCTGGGCGGTGGCGGCCCGGGCCGCCATCCTCCTCCTGCCCACCCTGGCCATGCTCCAGGAAGGAGCGGTGGCCTCGGAGAGCGTGAGCGTGGACGGCCTCAGCCAGAGCCGGAGCTACCCCGTGAGCGCCACCAGCCACCGCCTCTCCCCCTACCAAAGCGCCCTGGAGAAGGAGCTGGAGGCGTTCCTCCGGACCTACTTCTCCATCAAGGGGCCCATCCTCTTCAGCGCATGAGGCACTCCTTTGACGGGTACGCCTTCCACCTGGAGCACTTTGACGAGCTCCTGAACGGGGAGCAGTCCTGGGCCCTCCTCTACCTCCCCGCCCGGGCCTGCCCCTGCCGGGACCGGGCCACGGGGAGCCCCCAACCCACCTGCCCCCGCTGCCGGGGCTACGGCTTCACCTGGGAACCGCCCCCGAGGGTGGAGTGGACCCTCACCTTCCACCGGGGTTCCGCGGCCCGGCCCGAGGCCCTTCCCCGCCACCTCCGCCCGGAGGAGGTGATGGCGGTCTGGGACGAGGAGGGGAGGAGCTACGCCATCGCCCTCGAGGACGGCCAAATCCGCTTCGTGGGGGAGGCCCCGCCGGAAGGCGCCGCCTACCACGTGCGCGTGCGGGCGCCTTTGGTAGCGCGGGGGCACGGGCAGAACCTGGCGGGGCGGAAGGAGGTGGGGGAGTACGGGGAGCTGGACCACCGGGACCTGAGCCTCACCCTCCCCGCCCGTACCCGCCTCCCCGATGGCAGGTATGTGGCCAACCCCGCCTTCTTCGCCGCCTACCCCGACCGCTTCGTCCTCGTGGACGCGCGGGTGCGGGTTTCCCAGGTCCTCCACCGGGGGGAGGAGGAGCACCTCTTATACGCGTACGTCTACCAGGTCCTGGGATGCGAGGCCCTAGACGCCCAGTTCCGCCCCAGCGCCTACGCGCCGGGGGAGGACTTCACCCTCGAGGCGGGCCGGGTGGTCTGGACCCCGGGCCGGGGGCCCCGGATGGGCACCCCCTACACCCTCACGTACATCGCCGCCCCGGAGTTCTACGTCTTCCGGGAGCTGCCCCAGGTGCGGCACCAGGGCGGGCATTCCCTGCCCCGCCGGTTGCACCTCCGCGTCTGGGAGCTCTTCCCCCGCCCCGGCGCGGCCTACGGGAGGTGAGGCATGCGCTACGAGGTCAGCGTCAGCATCGGCTTTCCCAGCCCCTTCGAGCGGGCCATCGCCCTGGCCACCCACCGGCCCGAGGCCCTCTTCCCCAACCAGCTCGCCGCCATCCGGGACCTGGCGGTGGCCGCGCACCGGAAGTGGGTGGGCTACGCCCTGGGGGAACCCCTGCCCTCGGGGGAGCGCGTCCAGCCCCGCACGGGCAACTACGCCCGGAGCATCACCCTGGAAGCGGAGGCGGACCACAGCTACACCCTCAAGGCCAAGGCTCCCTACGCCGCGGCCCTGGAGTGGGGGCGCCCCGCCTACGACCTGCGGGAGGTCCTGAAGCGAAGCCACCAAGCCCGCCGGGCCAAGGCGGGCCACCTCTACATGCACATCCCCTTCCGCCACGGGACCCCGGGGGCGGTGGGCTTCGCCTCGGTGATGCCGGAGGAGGTGTACGCCCGGGCGCGGCGGATGGCCCAAAGCCGCGTCGTGGGCGTGCACCACGAGCCCTCGGTCCACGACCCCAGCGCCTTCGCCCGCCGCTTCCGCTACCAATGGGGGGACCGGCTCACCCTGGGCGACCTCGAGGCCCTGGGGCTGGACACCTCGGACCCCCAGGTACAGCGCCTGGCGGGCCTACACCGCTTCGAGGCCGCCTCCACCCCGAGCGAAAGCCGGAGCGCGTACCTCACCTTCCGCACCCTCTCCGAGAAGAGCCCCCCAGGGAGTTGGGTCATCCCCGAGCACCCCGGCTACCGCATCGCCGGGGCGGTCTACGACTGGCTACGCCAGGTATACCCCGAGGTGATGCGCATCGCCTTAGAGGCGGACGTTAACCGGCTCAAGGCCTTGGCGGGAGGTGGGGCATGAGGGTCTTGCACCTTTTGGCCGAGCCCCGGCCCGAGGGCGGGGCGGTGCGGCTTTTCCTCACCCTGCCCCAGGGCTACCCCTGGGTGCGGGTCCTCCGGGCCCCGGAGGGCACGCCCCTCGCCGGCCCCGAGGACCCCGGGGGCTTTTTGGTCTGGGACGGGCCACCCAGGCCCAGCCGCGCCTATCCCTTCGTGCGGGAACCGCGCCCTTCCCTGCCCGAGGGGGGGGAGGTGTGGGACCTCGAGGCCTTCCCCGCCGCGTTTGGGGAGGAGCGCCGGCCCCTGGAGGGGGGCCGCTGGACTTACCACGTCTGGCCCAAAACCCCGGAGGGCCAGTACGGGGAGCCCGCCACCGCCACGGTGGCGGTGCGGCGGGAGGCGGAGGCCCGCCTGGTCCTGGACGTGAAGCGCGTGCTGTACCAGCGCTTGCGTTTCCACGGGGAGGCCCGGGGGGTCTTTGTGGCCCTCCAAGAGCACGTGCACGAGCAGAAGCCCCTTCCCCAAGCCCTCATCAAGGCCCGCTACGCCCTCGCGGAGCGGGCCTTCGGGGATCGGGACCTCACCGCCACCTTCCGCGCGGTGGCGGAGGTCCTCCTCCTGGCGGAAAGCCCGGGGCAGCGGGATGAGCTGGCCCTCTACTTCACCGCCCGCCTCCTGGCGGACTTCCCCCTCCTAGAGGCCCTAGGGTGGGACGGCCTCACCCTCACCCGCGCGGACCGGATGCTGGACCTGGGAAGCGCGGTCCTCTACGGGGCGGAGATGGCCCTCGAGGGCATCCTGGACGCCTACGCCGCCTACGGCAGGCCCTACCGCATTGGGGACTACACCCTGGAGTGGCGGGTAGGGGTCTGAGGCGACGCCCGGCACTAGCTCAATCCCCTTGCGGGGAAGCATCTCGTGCAACAAAACGCTGGGAGCGGGAGCGTGAGCTGTACCTGGAGTCGCAATCCCCTTGCGGGGAAGCATCTCGTGCAACGCGATTCTCACCGTCCCCCCCGGAGCTGGGCCAAGGCGTCGCAATCCCCTTGCGGGGAAGCATCTCGTGCAACTGTAGGGAGGACGAATGTTTAGAGGCCATAAGTTCTTTCTGTCGTCGCAATCCCCTTGCGGGGAAGCATCTCGTGCAACACGATAGAGGCCGCCATCAGACTGCCGGAGGGCGCGGTCGCAATCCCCTTGCGGGGAAGCATCTCGTGCAACAAGAGTGGGATGAGTTCTGGAAGGCGGTGGAGGCGCTAGGTCGCAATCCCCTTGCGGGGAAGCATCTCGTGCAACCATCCGGGCGTGGCCCTAACCTTTGTCGGGGCCATCAAGTGGTCGCAATCCCCTTGCGGGGAAGCATCTCGTGCAACTTGACGAGTCAAGACAAGCGCAAAATCCGAGGCTTCAAAGGTCGCAATCCCCTTGCGGGGAAGCATCTCGTGCAACTGTACCCCTCTCATAATCCCGTCCTGGACGTTGCTCTTGGAGGGGGGGTTTGTGAGAAAGATGAAGTTTGGAATATGCATAAGCCGTATAAAGGCCGTTTTTGGGGGTTTAGCCCGATGAAAACTTACTTGCGGAAGGGGCGATGAGAAGGTGAAAGCGCATATTCGCCTTCCTCAAGGGCAAAACTGGCTTTCAAGATCCCCTGTCCGACCCTCGGACAAGGCCATTATAGCAGATGAGCGCAACGATGCACTCAGTATATACTTGCGACAGAAAAAACCTTGCGGAGCTCACTACACTATGAGAAAGTGTTAAACGCGCCTTTGCGCCTAAATCTAGGCGAACCGCGGAAGTAGCTATCTCATCCGCAAGTAAGGGCCCATCCCCCAACCCGCCAAATCGCCCCCTTAGGCCCCCGTTCCCTTCAGAACCGGGCTACGCCCTTCTCTACCCCGCCTCATCCCCGGCGTACAGCCGGGCGATGTGCCGCTGGAAGAGGGTGTCCAGGTACTCCGCCTCGAGGCCATCCTCTCGCGCCCCAGGCGCGGGGATGAGGGGAAGCATGGCCTGTAGGCGGCGCTCGTGGTGCGCTTCCAAGCCCCGGGCCGCTTCCCGAATGGCCTCGTCCATCCGCAAGGCGGTGGCGTAGGCGCCCCAGACCTCGGCCCATTTGCGCTGTAGCCGCTTCCGCATCCTTCACCCCCTTCACGCCACCATGCCCTGGAGCTCCCCGCGCTTGGCGCGCTCCAGGGCGATGAGCCGGGCCAGGCCCTGGTCGTCCATGCGCTCCCAGTCCCCCTCGAAGATTTCGTGCAGGAGCCGCTTGCGTTCCAGCCGCTTCACCGCGTCCAGGTCGTACTTGGACTCGGTGATGAGGTGGTGAACCTCCACCGGGTTGGTCTGCCCGACGCGGTCTATGCGGGCGTTGCGCTGGGCGTGGGTGGCGTGGGTCATGGGCAGGTCGTAGTTCACGAGCCAGCGCCCCCGCTGGAGGTTCATGCCCACCGCCCCCGCGTCCGAGGCCACCAGGACGTCCACCTCCCCGTTCTGGAAGGCGTTCCGCTTCCGGGCCTTCTCCTCCGAGGAGTCCGCCCCGGTGATGACCTCCACCCGCGCCCCATCCCGCTTGAGGGCATCGGCGATGAGGTTCACCGCCTCCAGGCTGTGGGCGAAGACCACCCCAGGCAGGCCCTGGGCTAGGCGCTCCTTGGCCAGGCGCCGCAGGTGCTGGAGCTTGGCGTTGTGCTCCGGGGGGGCGGCGTCTATGACCCGGGCCTGGGCGGCGAAGCGCAGCGTGCCCAAAGAGGCGCTAAGCCGCCGGGCGATGGCCTCGTGCTCCTCCGGGGGCGCGGAGGCGAAGGCCTTGGGGCTCAGGACCTCGAGGGCCTCGAGGTCCACCCGCCCTTCCCGGGCCGCGGCCCGGGCCCGCTCATAGGCCTCGTTCACCCGGGCCAGCTCCCGCCGCTGCCACGCCGTGAGGGGAATGGGGGCGTGCCCCCGCTCCGTCTCCATGCCCCAGACGTCCTTGCGCTCCGTGCCCGGGCGGATGGAGGCGGCGAAGACGTAGCGGCCCGCCTCCCGCTTGAAGGCCTCCTGGGCGGCGCGGAGGTTCACCCCGTAGCGGCGCTTGAACTCCCCTTCCCGCCCCTCCCAGCGCTCGGGGTCCAGCTTGCGAAGCCAGTCGTACACCTCCGAGGCGTCGTTCTTGACCGGGGTCCCGGTGGCGGCGATGGCGTAGCCGGACTCCCCCAAGGCGGCGTCCACCACGAGCTGCAAGAAGGCGTCCGGCTTCCCCTCTCGGCCCAGGGCCTGGTGCCCCTCGTCCACGGCCACGTAGTCCAGGAGGTTTTCCATGCCGTTGGCCTTCAGGGTTTCCCGCAGAAGCCGCCTGCGGGCCTCCGGGGTGAGTTGCATGAAGTGGTCCTGGAAGTCCTCGAGGGGCAGGCCGGTGTGGGCCGCCATCAGGCGGAGCATGTCATCCCGGAAGGTCTGGTGCGTGATGACCACCATGTGGGTGTTGGGGTCGCGGTACGCCTCCAGGCGCTCGTGGAAGGGGGCTTCCCGGGCGTGGAAGCGGTAGCGCCCGGGCTCGGTGAAGCGGGCCATCTCCTCCCCGAACTGGTTGCGCACCACGCTGGGCACAATAAAGAGCCCCTTCTTCGCCTTCCCTTCCGCGTGAAGCTCGGTGAAGGTGCCGATTTGGATGAGGGTCTTCCCCGAGCCCATCCCCAGGGCCATGAGGCTTTTGCGGGCGGTCTTGGCGAACTTGATGGCCCGCTGCTGCCGAACGAAGGGGGTGCCCTTCCCCAGGTTGACCCCAGGGATGGGGGTGATGCGCTTGGCGGTGGGGGGGAGGTTGGCCACGTAGGGCAGGAGGGAGGCCAGTTGCCCCTCCAGGCGGCGGCCCAGGGCGTACCGCTCCCGGGTGAGGTCCTCGAGGCGCACCTCTACGCTGTAGCCCGCCCCCGGGGCCAGGCCGAAGAGGGCCCCCTGCTTCTGCTCCAAGGCCCGCCTGAGCTCCAGGGAGCGCTGTAGCTTTTGCCTCACCGCCCCTTCCCCCTCAGCCGCAAACCGCCCCCGGACCCGCTCCCTGAGGGCGGCCATTCTGGCCTGCTCCTCCTGGAGGAGGCGGGCCCGCTCCTCGGGGTCTATGGCGGCCCGGAAGCGCTCCCCGTGCTGGAGGGGCACCTTGCCCAGGCGCAAAGGCTTCCCGGTGAGCCGGGCGTAGCTCTTGGCAAAGCGCTCCGCCAAGCGCCCCCGCATGTGGTCCTGGATGGCCTCATACGCCCGGTCCAGGCCCCGCATCCCCACCACAAACTCCTCCCAGGCGGTGGGGCCAAAATGCTGGGCGAAGATGGCCTCCCGCTTCCGGTTCCACTCCTCCCACTCCGGGGTGATGGACCGGTTGCCAAAAAGGTCTTCCCCGTACTTCGCGGGCTCCGGGCCGAGGGCCTCGAGGGCCTCCCTTAAGGCCTTGGTGTCCCGGCCCGTCTTGGGGTCCACCCCGGCAATCTCGGTGTAGAAGTATTCCCGCAGGGCCCGCTGATCCTCGGGGGTGAGCTCCCCTAGGGGCTTGAAGGCCACCTGGGTGCGGGGGTCTTCCATGAGGGCCAGGTAGAGGGCCTTGCGGGTGTCGGGGTGGTCGGGGTCCACCGCCTGGGAGTGGAAGTCGGCATCCCCGTGGCGGCTGGCGTACTCCCGGGCCATCGCCTCGTAGCGCGCTCGCAGCTCCGGGTCCTTGTCCACGTCTATGAGGGTGCCGTCCTCCCGGGTGGCGGGGAAAAGGGCGTCCAGGGCCCGGGCGTACTCGTCCCATTGGGACTCGGGAACGTAGGTGGCCACGAAGTCCACCGAGCCCACCTCCCGCAGGATGTCAGAGGGCTTCCACCCGTCCGCCAACCGGGAGGCCACGTACTCATAGAGGGCATCCGCCACGTCGCGCCCCTCGGCGAAGCCCGGGGGGGTGGCGAAGGGCTTGGGGCGCTCCGGGTCGTTGTGGAGGTTCTTGGGGTAGCTCACGAAGCCCTTGGGGAGCCAGTTGGGCTCGTCCAGCTCCCCCCGCCGGATGGCCTCGAGGCGGGCCCGCAGGGCCAGCTCCTGGACTGGGGCATCCGGGGCGAGCTTCTGAAGGGCGCTCTCCTTGAGGATGACCGATAGCTCGTTGGTCTCCGGGTGGCGGGACGCCTCGTAGTCCTCCCGGCTAAGCCCCAGGGCCCGAAGGGCCACCAGGACGCTTTCCGTGTCCTTATCCCGGCCAAACCGGATGACCACTTGGTCCCGCTTGGCGCGCAGGGCCAGGTTCAGCGCCGCCCCCATCTCCACCTGGCCCAGGGCCGTGCCCAAGGCCTCGAGGGCCTCCTCCAAATAGGCCTTGCGCTGCTCGTTGAGCTCCTTCGCCAGGGTGAGGCTCAGGGCGTCCTTCACCTCGGGGAGCTCAATGGCCGCCGCCGCGGCCTGGGCGGCCTGGGCCCGCTCCAAGGCCTCTTCCATAAGGCGGGTGGCCTGCTCCTCGTGGTACCGCTTCAGGGCCTCCCGCACCGCCTGGAGCTCCTCCGGGGACAGCCGGGACCGCAGGGCGTAGGCCGCCACCTGGGCCGCCCCGTCTATGCCCAAGGCGTCCACCACCAAGCGGTCCAGGGTGGAAAGCCCCAGGGTGGAGGCCACCACGGCGTTGAGGTGGGCGTAGGCCCCGTGCAGGAGGTGGCCCAGCATCTTCTTCCGCTTTTCCGCGTAGGGGAGGCCCGTGGGGTCGTCCTCCGCTTCCAGGGCGTCAAAGAAGGACTGGGTGAGTTCCATGCGGGCCATCTCCGCCACGTCCTCCTTGAGCTTGGCCAAAAACTCCTCGTCCTCCAGGGCCCGGGCCTCCACGTCAAAGGCGGAGGGGTCCCGGTTTTGCAGGGCGCTGGCGGCCTGGTCCGTGTCGCGGGCGTAGCGGCGGAGGGCGGCCTCGAGGCGCCGCGCCTCTTCCGCCAGCTTTAGGAAGGCCTTCACCGCCTCGGCGTCCTTCTTCACCTCCTCGGGCTTGGGCTTGGCCTCCGCTTGGAGGGGGCCGGGGGAAAGCTCTTTGGCCCAGTAGTGCATCCGTTGCAGGGTGTCCCGGGCCTGGATGACATTCATGGCCCGCTCCGGGTCCATCTGCTCCACGCGCTTCCAAAAGACCTCTTCCTTTTCCCGCTCGAGCGCCTCCTCCGTGGCCCCCTGCTCCTTTGCCATCGCCTTCAGGCTCTTCCTGAAGCCCAGGCCCCCCTTGGGCATGGTGGCTAGGGCCTCCTCCGGGGCGATGGCCGCCCCCTCCCCCAGGACCTGGGCCCTGAGCTCGTGGTCCTGGGCCAGCTCCCGGATGAGGTTCCGCTCCAGGGCGTTCAGGCGGTTCACCAGGGTACGGTGGACCCGGGCCGCCACCATCCCCGCCCCGCCCTTCACCCCGGGGTCCTCCAGGTCGGGGTCCACCTCCGAGGCGAGTTTGGCCTTGAGCCGCTTGGGGTCCAGGTCCTCCGGGCGCTCTATGCCCAGCTCCTCCAGGTCCCAGCCCTCGAGGCCCAGGTCCTGGGCGAGCTGGGCCTGCTGGTAGCGGATGCGGGCCAGCTCCTCCATAAGCTGGGCCTGCTTTTCCTTGGCCCGTTCCTGCCACTCCCGTTCCTCCAGCTTCTGCCGGGCGTACTGGGCGGCGTACTCCGGGTCCTCCGCCGCGCGGCGCAGGGCCGCTTCCTCCTCCTGCCGCCGGCGCTCTTCTTCCTGGCGGCGGCGCTCCTCCCGCTGCCTGCGGCGCTCCTTCGCCGCCTCCTTCCACTCCTCAGGGGAGCGGAGGCGGGTGAGGCGGAGGCCCCGCAGCCCCTCTCCCCCGCTCACCACGTGAGCGGTGCCGTCCTCGTGGATGCGAATGCACACCCGCACGTAGTGTTCGGGGTCATCGGAGGGGTGCAGGGTAATCCAGCGGTGGTGGGGCGGGCTACAGGGGTTGTAGCCCGCCTTGGCCAGGACCAGGGCGTGGGGGTGGACGTACACCTCATGCCGCCCCGGGGGCAACAGCGCACGCCGGGCGTACGCTAGGGCTAGCTCCTCGGCCAGCGTCATGCTCCCCTTTTACCCGGGGCTAGGGGTCAGCCTGAGGCAAGGCCTTCGCCAGCACCCGCTTTTGCAGGTCCTCCAGCACCGCTTCATAGACCTCGGGCTCTAGGCGCTCCACGAGCACCGCCTTGAGCTCGTCCACAAAGCGGAGGAGGTAGGCCAGGGCCTTGGTCTCCGCCCGCTTGGCCTCCGTTTCCGCCCGGGTTTTGACCGCCTGGACCACCCGGAAGGCGTGCTCCGCCAGGCGGTCCAGGTAGCTTTGGGTCTGCTGCATGAGGCGCTCCACCTGGTAGAGGAGGGGGCGGGCCTCCTCCGCACCCGCCTCCTCCAGGCGGGCGAAGAGGCCCTCGAGGCGCCCCTGCCACTCCTCCACCCGCCCCGCCCCGTTCAGGAGGTACCAGACCACCGCCTTTAGCACCGCCACGTCCCGGTCCGTGGCGTCCAGGTCTCCCAACGCCAGGACCTCCTCGTAGAGGGCCCGAAGCGTGGCGGCGTGCCGCTCGGAGTAGAGGCCGTGGACCACGGGGCGGCCCGGGGGCTTACGGGCGCCCTCCGCCACCCGCTTGCGCGTGCCCGCCCCGTGCACGTGGCAGACGGAGTAGCCGCGCACCGCCGGCTGCCGGCATTGCGCCCCGGTGGACTTGGACCGGGCCTGACACCGGGGCCTGCCATCGGGTAGGAAGGGTTCCAGGTTGGGGTTAGGGTCTTTCTTCCTGGCCATGAGGTTTCCTCGAGGGGGGCACGGGCCATGAGGTTTCCAAGGCGATGCGGTCTTCGCACGGGCCCTCGGCCTCGCGCCCGCGCTCCAGGAGGCACCCTTCCAGGGGGTCATAGAGGGCGCACCCGCAGGGGTTGAGCCGGGCCAGGGCTAGCTCCACCGCGTGGTCCCCAAAGACGTGGCGCAACACCCGCTCGGAGACGGCTTCGTCCCGAGCCGGCAGCCCCAGCTCCCGGGCCAGCAGCCGCAGCTCCAGCATGAGGGGCGTGCGGGTCCACGCCCGCCACGGGTAGGCCAAACGGGCCGCCTCCAGGGCGTAGCGGGCGGGCAGCAGGTCCGGCTCATCCAGGAGGCGGAAGCGCCCCACCCACCGCGCGGGGACCACCTGCCCCCGCACCCGGGCTCGGTAGGTGGAGCCGTCCCACTCCACCACGCCCTCGTAGAAGCGCCCGGAAGGGCCCTCGAGGGTAGCCCGGGCGGGCAAGACCATAAACACCACGCCCCAGTCCTTCAGGAGGTGGTAGAGCATCCCCGCCCCCAGGCCCAGCTCGCGCTCCACCTGGACCACGGGGCCCGAACGCCCCAAAAGGGCAAGGAGCAGGAGGGGGCGGTGCTCCTCCCAGAAGAGGGCCGCCTGCCAGGACTCCTCCTCCCCCCTGGGGCGGTGGGCCCGGATGAAGGCCGCCGCCTCCGCGGGGCTCATGTCCTCCGCCGCCCTCTCCACCGCCCGCAGGAGCTCGGGCTGCTCGTGGCGGTTGAGCCACTCATAGTACCGCACACTACTCCCAATGCGCCCGGGCAATCGCGGGCCACAAGGCCTCCGACACCCAGACCTCGTAGTACTCCCCCACCTGCCACAGGTAGAGGTCCCCTGGCGCCACAGGGATGCCCCGGGCCTCCAAATCCGCCCGCACCTCCGCCCGGGCCATGAGGACGGGGGTGGGGTCCAGGGGCACCACGTGCTTCCAGAAGCGCATCCCCTCCAGCTTCACCGCCGCGCCCCCATGCGGGCAGCCAGGCCCAGCGCCACCGCCTCGAGGCCCCGGAAGCGGTACCGGCCCATCACATCCCGGGCCGCGGCCTGGAGCTCCTCCGCGGAGCGCCCCGCCACCAACGCCGCCGCGCGGCGCATGAGCTGGGCCAGGTCGCGCTCCAGCTCCGCCCGCTCCTCAGGGTCTTTGGTGCGGGCCACCGCCTCCTTCAGGCGGGCCACCCCAGCCAGGGCCCCGTGCACGCAGCAGTCGTACGTGGGCCGCCGCAAGGCCGCCGCGCCCCCATGCCCCACGTGCACCTCGTAGCCCCCGCACCAGGGGCACGCACCCAGGTCCCACACCAACGCGTTCTCGCGCAGGCCGAGCTCCGCATACCAGGCATCCATCGCGCGCCTCCTCACGCGTCCAAGGGCATCCGGGCTATCGCCTCCGCCAGCGCCGCCTCATCCCCGGCGATGATGGCGTCCACCAGCGCCCTCATGGGGTCGTCCTCCACCGCTTCCTGGGCTACCCGCACCGGCGTGGGCCGCCGCTGGAGCTGGCGCTCCAGCCAGATGAGGGGGCGGGCCAGGTCGGGGCGGGAGGCTAGGCCCTCGAGGGCCTCCCGCACCGCGGCCACAAACTCCCGGGCGCCCAGCCGCCCGAACTCCCGGGCGATGGGCCCGTGGAGCCAGTCCTGCCAGGCCCGCCAGTCGCGGGCGTGGCGGCGGAGGGCGGCAAAGCGCTCCCAGAGGCCCGCGTCCCTCAGGGCCCGCACCGCCGCGGCCCCGGCCTCGGTGTGGGCCGGGGGCGGGATGCGCTCGGGGCGCGCCGCCGCGGCCCACGCCCGGGCCTCCTCGGGGTCCATGTGATTGGCTTCACGAGCCGCGGGGAAAGCCTCGAGAGCCCCAAAACCCCGCTCACCCCTAACGGGAGGGGTTTGCTCTTCCTCAAACGCTTCTCCCCCAACAACGGCTTCCCGGGTATGGGCCCGCTCGCCGAGATCCGCCCCGTGGGGAGGAGGGGGACTGTAGGGGGTGGTGGGGTTGGGGTGGGAGTGAGGGAAGGTGGGTGGGGTTAGGGGGGTTTGGGGGGGAAGGGGCAGGGCGGAAGGGGGAGAGGGAGGGGTGGGGGGTGAGGGCGGTTTGTGCCCCACCTCCCTGACAGATTGCCCGGGGGTGGGATACAAAGTGTCCTCACCCCCCTGGCACCTTGTACCCGGGGTGGGGTGCGCATCGCCCTCACCCCCCTGGCAAACCGCCACGGGGGTGGGCACCGGGACCAGGCGCAGGCCGTCCGGGTCCCCGTGGCGGCTGTAGACCACCTCGCGCTGGAGGAGGCCCTGGGCCTCGAGGGCCCGAAGCCCCCGCCGCAGCGTGCGGGGGTGGACCCCGAGGGCCTCCGCCAGGGCCTTCAGGTTCACCACGCCCCCCTCCGGGGGCAGGAGGAGGCGGAGGGCGGCGTAGAGGACGCCGTACCTCATACCCCCACCTCCTCCCTGTGGGGAAGCTCCCCCTCCTGGAGGTACGCCCTCACCACCTCGGCCCGGTCGAGCACGGGCACGTCGTCCTCCTCAAACTGGGCCACCAGGCGCTCCAGCTCGGCCACGAGGAGGTCCACCTCCAGGGGCTCGAGGTCCCCGAACGAAGCCACCTCCCGCTCCACCACCAAGGAGGCGAGCTGCCGGGCTTCCTCCTTGCTTAGCCCGAGGGCCTTCAGGAGGCCCCTGATGCGCTCCCGCTTGGGCTTGTCCTCGGACGGGCTCTCCAGCGCCTTTGTGGGCTCCGGCTTGGCCTCGAGGGGTTCTCTGGGCGGGGGCACCTCCTGGGCCATCTCCACCACCTCTTCCGGGGTGTAGACCCCCACCGCTACCCCGGGGTAGACGGTGCGAACGCCTTCCGAGATGACCCGGGCCCGGAGCATGGCCCTGGGGTAGCGGAGCCAGTTGCTCCCCTTGCGCTCCAAAAGCCCGGCCCGCCGGGCGTCCTCAATCGTCCAGGAGAGGCGCACCGTGCCGCCTTGGGGGTGGGAGAAGGTAGCCTCCGCCTTCTGGTCAGAGAGCTCGTGCCACTCCACCCGCCCGCCCGCGGCCAAAAAGCGGGCCAGCATGGCGTCAGCCCGCAGGGCGGGCCTCCCGTCAATCACGTGGTACTCCCGCACCGCTTGGGCGGGGTGGAGCCCTTCAGCCTGGGCCAAGAGCATCAGGGCTACCGCCTCCTCCGGGGACCGCAAGCCGAAGAGCCCGCTTTTGACCATGTAGCGGGCCGCCCGCTCGAGGTCCTCCAAGCTCCACCTAACCGCCAGTTCCGTCCTGTTCATGCTTACCCCTCCTCCGCGGAGTCTTCCTCCAGGAGCCTCCCGAAGTTGTTCTCCACCAAGGCCTGCGCGACCTCCTCGAGGGCCTCCTCCGGGCCCAGGTGCCCGGCCCGGTAGTCCCGGAGGATGGCTGCGACCTCTTCTACCGCGAAACCGGCGTCCCAGGGGCCGCCCCTCACGGCTGCACCTCCACGCCCAGGTCCCCGGCCAGGGACCGGAGGGCCTCGAGGGCGTCCCGCCCGGAGCCATAGCCCACGGTGCGCCCGTCGTAGATGGCCCAGGCCTCCACGCTGTGGCGGCGCTGGGCCACGTCCACCTGGTAGCCCATGCCCTTGAGCCGCTTCCGCACCGCTTCCGCCTGATGCGCCCGCAAACCCATCTCGTGTACGGTGTTCATACGCCTTCCTCCACCAGCAATGGGATGGCGCCCGCCAACCAGCGCCGGGCCCGTTCCCGGTACTCCGGGTGCGCTTCCGCGCCCACCCAGCGCCGCCCTGTCATGAGGGCGGCTACGCCGCTCACCCCGCTTCCCGCGTAGGGGTCCACCACCAAATCCCCGGGCTCGGTGTAGCTGTGCACCGCCCACAGGAGGAAGCTCAAGGGCTTTTGCGTGGGGTGGAGCCGAGGCTCCCCCGCTTCCCCCACGTCCGTGTGGAAGACGGACGTGGGATGGCGGGTGCCCGGGTTCTCCGCCACGTGGGGCGTGCCCCGCCCGTAGTGCCGCCCCGCGGGGGTCCGCCGCCGCAGGCGGTAGGGGGTGCCGGGGCGAAGCTGAGGTTGGTAAAGGTGAGGGCCCCGGTAGAGGACGAAAACGTTCTCGTGGGCCACGAGGGGCCGCCGGTTGGCGTTAAAGGGGTTGGTGGGGCGGGGTTTAGCCCAGATGAGCTCGTAGTAGCTCCACCCCGCCTCCCGGGCCGCCAGGAGCAGGTCCAAGGCGTAGGGGTGGGCGGCGAAGGCCAGGACCACCCCTGCCCCCAGGACCCGCCCCACCTCCTGGAGGAGGCGGGGCGGGTGGGGGGCGTGGTCCCAGGGCAGCTGGGTGGTACCGTACGGGGGGTCCAAGACCACCAGGCGGGCCGAGCCCGCCTCGAGGCGGGCCAGGACCTCAAAGGCGTCCTCGTACAGGGCGAAGGCCTCACCAGGCACGCCCCACCCCCAAATAGACCTGAGCTTGCTCCATGACCTGGGCCAAAGCGGCCTGGTCGCGCCGCTCCCAGGCCCGCACCGCCTCCCGCAAGAGGGCCTCGGGGTTCAGGGCCGCTTGGAAGAGGTTGGGCTGGGCGGCGCCCAGGACCTCCGGGGGCTCCCCGTAGGCGCGGGTGAAGGCCTCCGCCATGAGGCTGTAGCGGCGGAAGGTGGTCTCGAAGTAGCTCCAGAGGTAGGCGAGGACGCGCCGCGCCTGGGCCTTCCGCGTGGGGGCCTGGGGGTCGTTGAGGGGGATGAGGACGTAGCGACCCGTCTCCGGGTCCATGCCCAGGAGGTAGCCGGCGGGAGCCGCCTTCTCCGCGGCCAAGGCCACGGCGTCCCGCATCTGGCGGTCGCCCACTCCCAGGACCCGGGCCAGCTCCTCCCGGGTGAGGCCCTGGGGAGCCTTGGCCAGGGCCCTGAACACCTCCCGCGCCAGCTCCAAATCCGTCATGCCCACCTCCCCTGGGTGCAGGCTGGACAGGGGATGTCGTCCCCGACGCGCCCATCGCCCCCGCACACGGGGCAAGCGGTGGAGGTGTGGAGGACCTCGAGGACGCCCTCCCACCCCCACCGCTCCGCGTGCTGGGCGGCCCTACGAGCGGCCTCCGGGTCATGGGCCTGGATGCGGCGGATGCGGGCGATGAGGCTATGCCGCTCCCACCAGGCCCGGATGGCGCGGCGCTCGAGGTCCTCGTTATGCACGCGCCTGATGATGTCGCCGGGCTCAAGCATTATTCCTCCTTTCCCAAGCCGCCAACCACCCGACAAACGCGGCGGCCACGCCCGTGGTGGCCACGGCCACCGCCACCCACACGTCGTGGGTGGCGTTCCCCCAGAGCCACCCCATGACCAGGGAAAGCAGAACGCCTCTAATCATGGGCTGCCCCCATTTCCGCCGCCAGCGCCCTCGCCTCCGCCTGGAGCCGTAGGCGCTCGCCCCACGCGCGCCAAACGTCCCGCTTCCACGCCCCCGCCCACGCCCGGGGACGTTCCACCCCGGCCACCCGGACGTGGACGGTGCGGGCGCGCTCATCGCGGATGACCTCCACCCGGAGCCCCGCCTGCCGCAGGGCCAGAATGGCCCCGTGGAGGCGGTAGCGCTCCTCAGGGGTGAGCTCGTCCCACGCCAGGTTCGCGCCGCCGTACACGGCGTTCACCAGGCGGGGGTGGGCGGCCTCGAGGTAGGCCTCCATCGCCGCGTACTTCCGCCGGCACTCCGGCCCCACCACGCCGATGCCCGGCACCGCGTAGCCGGACCTCGAGAGGGGCCGCCCGCAAACCGCGCAACGGGGAGCTAGCGCCCGCTGCGCCGCCGAGGTAAACTGAGCGCGTCCCATATGTACCTCCTTCTCTTAGGCCAGGGCCTCCTCCCTGGCCTTCCTCACGGCCTGGTGGCCGTAAAGGACCCGTTCAGCGCCTCCCGCCTCTAGAAACTCCACCAGGGCAGAGTGGGGGATGATGATGCGCCGCCCCACCCGGGCCACCCGGATCTGCCGAGCCCGGATGAGAGCCCTCAGGGTGGTCTCGCCGATGCCCAGCACCCGCGCGGCCTGGGCCACGTTGTAGGCGATGGGGTCAGGCATTGGGGTCCTCCATTGTCATCAGAACTGCTGATAACTCGGCGGCAGAAATGTCCAGAGCCCGAGCTAGTTTTCGTAGCGACTGGACGCGCACCCGCGTCTTCCCGCTTTCCACCATAGACACAAACGAGCGGCTGACCCCGGCCATTCGCGCCACTTCCTGCTGACTCAACCGCTTTTCTGCTCGCTTCACCCTGATGAGGGTAGCCAGGTCCATGCCCATACCCTAGCACGCCCGAGTCAATATGTCAACACTGCTGGCAAAGCGCCTGCTACCCTGACTAATAAGGGGAGGAGGTAGGTATGGGTGCAGATATTTTGGCCCATGAAAAAGCGGCGTCTGCTATACGTAAGCGGATAAAAGAGCTTGGGCTCTCGCAACCAAAGGTGTCGCGGATGGTAGGCAAAAGCGCTTCATGGCTAGCCACTCAGGTGCTCCCCAATCCTGAGGGGGCTTTGCGCTACTTGTGGGCCAAAGAGCCTGAAACCTTTAGGCGCCTCTTAAACGCCCTTCAATGGACCCCTGAAGAGTTCTCCCAGGCCACGGGCATCCGCTTCCCCTCCCCGGTGGTGGACTCCTCCAGTTTTATCCCCACCACGCGCTACCGGATGCCCATCATTGAGGCAGGAGCGGGACCGCCCATGTGGAACGAGAACGCCGAATACATCACCCTGGATCTCCCCGAGCTAAGGGGCAAAGGGGAGCGCGAACTCTTCGCGGTGCGGGTCAAGGGAGACTCTATGGAGCCCACCCTCACCGATGGAGATGTGGTGGTGTTCTGGACTGAGGGAGCGCCAGAACCTGGGCGCGTCGTGGCCGTGCATGTGCATTGGGATGGGGTAGTTATCAAGCGGCTTCAACGCTATAACGGCTCCTGGTACCTTTACTCCGATAACCCCGCCCACCCGCCCCTGCCCCTGGGAGAGCACGACCGCATCTTGGGCGTGGCCGTGAACCTGGTGCGGAGGATTTGATGCCCCGTACAGGCAAGCGCCCTCCTGGCGAGGGCTCCATCTACCAGCGGAAGGACGGTCGGTGGGTGGGTGCCATCACCATCGGCTACAACGAGCGGGGCAACCCCAAACGCGTCCAGGTCTATGGCCGGACCAGGGCTGAGTGGCCAGAAAGCTTGCCGAGCTCCAAGCCCGGCATCATCGGGGGCTCCTGCCCGAGCCCACCCGCCTCACCGTGGCCGATTGGGCCAAGCAGTGGCTGGAGATGAAGGCCAAAGAAGTGCGGCCCAGCACCCTAAACTCCTACCGCTACGAGCTCACCCGCCTGCTTCCATCCCTCAAAAACCCTTCCGCCCACGACCCTCTAGGCCGGATGCGCCTCCAGGCGGTACAGCCCCTGCACGTGCGCCGCTTCCTCACGGAGCTCCAAGGCCGAGCCACCTCGAGGACCGTGCGCTTGGCGCGGACCCTGCTCTTTTCCCTATTTGAGGATGCCCTTCGCCTGGAGATGATTGTGCGCAATCCCGTGGCCCCGGTGCGCCTGAAGTTGCCTCCCAAGCGTCCCCCGGGGCGCACCCTCCAGCCGGAGGAGGCCCGCGCTCTGCTGGCGGCCCTGGACGAGGGGGGAACCCCCATCGCCCTGGCCCTTCGCCTCATGCTCACCTGCGGCCTGCGGCGGGGTGAAGCGATGGGCCTGCAATGGGGGGATGTGGACCTGGAGCGGGGCGTTTTGCACGTGCGCCGGGCGTGGATAAAGGTGAACGGAAAGGGCCAGCTTTCGGAGCCAAAGACGCCGGGAAGCTACCGCACCGTACCCATTCCCCCCACCACCTTGGAGCGCCTGCGGGCGTACCGGGCAACCCTCGAGGGGCTATCGGAGGCCGAAGCGCGGGGCATGTGGCTTTTCCCTGGGCGGGACCCCTCCACCCCTGCCCACCCAGACGCTCCGGACCACTACCTGCGGCGGGTACTGGCCCGGCTTGGGCTCCCCGCCATCCGTGTACACGACCTGCGCCACTCCTACGGCTCCCTCCTCCTGGCCAACGGCGCTCCCGTGGAGGTGGTAGCGGACCGCATGGGCCACGCCAGCCCAACCATCACCTTGGGCATCTACCGGCACCTTTTGGAGGAAGAGCGCATGGGGTGGGTCCTAGACCTAGGCTGA